GATCTTAATAAGGTTTTCGTCAAGGATTTGCTTCATGATGTCGTCGATGATTTGGTCCATGACGTTAGCGCCGTCACTCCAGTTGCAGTACCCTTTTGTGGTTCGCAACCAGTTTGTGAAATCGTTGTACAACTTTCGGGATGAGACGTGGTATCCTACGTACTCCACCATGTCTTCGTAGTACGGGTCCATCGTGATGTCAGGGTCGTCGTCCCACCCCGTCTGCCACAGGTTGCAGAACCCGTTGTTGTAGTAGTCGTATCCGATACGAGAGATGGAACGGAGGGCTTCGGGTAGGCCGTCCTCAGCTTCGCCAGACGCGGGGACGAGTTGCTTCCATGCTTCGTTGTATTCGGTTTGGTACTTGCCTTTGTTGTCCCAGTAGGACGTGGATTGTGTGTCGTTTGACATTGAATTGAATTTAAAATTTTGCGGTGCGGAAGGAATCGAACCTTCGGATAACCCAACCATTCGCACCTGTGGTCTATATCCTTACTTATCTACCACTTTCTTTTCTTCTTTTTTCTTACGTGGCGGAATCTTCACGATGCTGATGACGTGCCTGTCCATCGCTTTGTTGTGCATGTCCGCTATCTCCTTGATGAGATTGAATTGTTCGTTGTCTTTCATGAATGTGAGTTCCAAAATTCTACTTCTTCGTCGTGAATGCGGAACTCGATGCAGCCGCTGAGGTCGCCGTTCCACACCTCAATCCACACTCCGTGATCGTCACGCGCTCCCATCACATGGGAGGCGTAATGGCCTTCTTCCTGTAGTGCCTTGACTGCACCTTCGCATTGTTCTTGTGTCATGTCAAATCGAATGCTGTATCCTTGAAAGCCCTTTCGAGGATGAGTTTGTTGTTTCCGTCTGCGTGGTACCATGCGTCGATGAGTCGGTACATGAAGCCACCGCAGGTCTTTTGTCGGCTCTCGAGTTTTTTGTGTTGCTCAGATAAAGTCATGTCAGTTTGCTTTGCGTTTGATGTCCTTGCCTGTCTTGACAGACACACGTCCGTCGCTGTGCAGGTGATACTCGTACTCCTCCCACATGTCTGCTTTGATAGGTACGATGCCCCACCCTGTGTCACGGGACTTGTCAAGGTTGAACTTGTCTGCATCCCATGCGCTTGACCGCAGGAGTTGTGCAAGTTTGTAGTCAGGGTCGTCGCCTCGTGCTTCTGTGAAGGACTTGTTGAACTCCTCAAGCCAAGGCAGGGTGGCCTCTTCGTACCCGTCCCAGTGTTTGTAGGCCTTTACAGAGGGCTGTCCCTCCACAATGATTGTTGCTCGTGTTGCCATGTTAGCTGTATTTTTCGTCGATTCGGTTCTGTGTTTCTTCGCAGCACTCCACCCATGCCTTCATGTTGATGAGTGAGATGCGCCCATCCTCACGGGGCTTGTTGTGCTCTGCAAGGATTTCATCTTTCTTGGATATGTAGTGGTCGAGGCCACGCTGAAGGCAGTCCATGACTACCATCTGTACGAGTGCCCCGTGGTTGTTGTACCCAGTCATGAGGTGTGACATGAACTCGTCGTTGGTCATATCATTGGTTGTTTTCAGGGCCGTCTTTCCGTCTATGCTTGTGGTTAGATGCTTCATGCTGTAAGGATTTTTTGGATTACGTCAAGGTTCTCGGATGTGATGGGGCCGTACTGCTGAACCTGTCGGTCAGCGAAGTACTGAACTTTTTCGGCGTTGCCCTGTGCCATGTGGTAGGCAATCTTTGGAAGATAGCCGTTGGGATGCTTCGGATTTCTCATGGTTTTGAGGATTTAAGTTGTACTAATCAATAAGAAGAAGACTCATTCTGAGTCTTTCTTCTTCTTATTGATAGTACTACTAAGGGTTCATCGTCGTCGAGGAATTGTTGTCTCCCATCGTGAGGCGTGTCCGTTCATTACGTCCGTGTAGTATAGGAGAGACATCGGTTTGTAGATTCTGTTGGCCCCGCGATAGTTCGTGATGGCCTCTTTCATCTCCGTGTGTGTGAGCTTGTCACCCTTGGGTGTCTTGAAGGAACCGTCCGTGTACACGATCCCGTGGTACGTCTGATGCTTGATATCGCTCATGCCATCCATTCTACATTGGACATGTCCCATCCGAGTTCGGATAGCTTTTCATCGTTGTCGATTGATGGGTCCGATGTGTCCCAATCGCAGTGTACGAGATGCACGACTCGTGTCGTGTAGTCGAAGATGGCAATTTGATTCTTGCCGAGGTGAATTTCAGCCATGATTGTGGGGTTTACCAGTTACGAAATGTTTGTGAAGTCTTGCCGCATTTACGCGGACTCATGTCATCGTATGCGGTGCCGTATCGGGCACCTGTCGTGGAGCATGAGGATAGGAGGATGGACACGATTGCCATCGCCGTGAACCACGCAAGCACCGCAAGTGTGGATGTGTCAAATACTTTTTTCATTGTTCGTTGGTTTCAAATTGGTAATCGTCTTCGTCCTCCCACTCCGTGTAGTATGCGTAGTCCGTCTGGAACGCGATGGTCATGAGGTCATGGTCGTCCTCCTTGTTTTGCAGGGCTTGGTCTCGCGCTGTCGCGAACTCATCCCATGCCGTGGGGTCTTGTAGTTCCTCGGCAGTCACGTTCTCGATGTCGTGCAGGATGGTGTCCCTGTCCTTACGGCACTCTGCCAAGGCATCCTTCTCGTGCTTGGCGTAGAACACGCCGCATCCGAAGACCCATCCTTTGTTCATCCCTTCGCCCGTCACGGAGCATTGTCTTGCGTACTTCATGTGTGTTGTTTAGAGGTCAATGATTACGCCCTTCGATTCCAGGGCATCGGTAATAAATTCAGGGAGTTCGAAGCACCCATCGTACCCCACAAGGCGTACACTTCCATCCTCATCGTGTGAGGTCTCGAGTACACCCTCTGCATAGAAGCGGTCGCCACCTGACTCAAGGTCGTAGGTCTCGTACCATCCACCATACTGATGGTCGGGGTCAATGGACACCGAAGAATCCATCACGACGTTGGTCGCTCGGTCGTGGTCCACGTCGTATGCCGTGGTCATTGCCACGTGTGGTAGCGTGGTCTTGAACTTGTGTGTGAACTTCATCATTCTTGGGTTTCAGAGTCAGACAAATCGTGGCACATGGATGCAAGGACTTCTCGCAGGTCGTTCGTGCCCAGGTAGTAAAAGACGTGTTCAATCATGGCATTCGGTCCCATGACCTCTTTGATGTCATCGAATGCGTAGCCCAGTTCGGACTTGGACATGTACCCACTCTCCGTGAGCTTTGTGTGAAGGTTGGTGAATTGCATTATCCGAGAAGGTTATCGAGTTGGGATTCAAGTCGGGCAGCCGCCGCATCTGCCTTACGAGCGATTTCCATCTGCACTTGGATGGCACGTTTGGTGGCTTCAATCAGGTCTGACTTTTGAGCCATGAAGTCGGCAAAGTCGCGCTCCGCCTCGACGAGGATGATGTTTGATTCTGACATCGGGAAAGGATTTGATGGTTGTTAAGAGGGGTTTGTAATATATATCTCTCATGTTCCATGAGATATATATTACTAACCTCTCTAAAGGTTGGTGGATTCGGTTAGGCTGACTGGGCTTTGAGCCACTCTTCCTTGCTACGTAGGTACGCTTCCTGCGGCGTCTCACCTGCTTGGATGACCAACTTCTCACACGTCTGCCGTGACGGACGGGATGGTCTGTCTGACTTTGCCGCCATCTCTGAACGGATGAAGGTCGTGGATACGTGGTTACGTACTTGACGTACATCTGTCCACTCGGTCTTAGTCATACGCTTGGCTCGGCGTGCCTTCTGTGCAAGAGTTTGCATGGTGATTGAATTGAATTGTTACTGACCCCCCAAGGGGGGGGTTTCGGCTACTGAAGCCTCGTCAGAGTAACTGGGTGGGGTGTTAGCCCTTGTTGATGAGTTCAATCAACTGAGCCTTTGTCATCTTGCTGATGTTCTTAGGCTTTGACTTGGTTGCCTTCGCCTTAGGCACCACGACTTCCAAGGCTTCGACCTCTGAAGTGAGTTGGGCCAACAGCTTGAGAGCCAAGGCTTTCTTCTCCTTGGTAGTGTAGTAACTAGCCTTGTTGATTGCTGACTTGGTAGCAGACATCAAGGACTGGGGGGTGGTGGTGGATTTTGCCATCATTTAAGGATTAAGATGTTGTAAGTAATAAAAGAAGATTCGTAAACGAATCATCTTCTTTTATTACTAACAACCTCTAAGGGGTCGGAGTCTGGGGTCATGGATGAGTACTACTGGTAGTACTCATATAGGAGGAGGGAGTTGTCCTCGGGCCGCTTATAGCTGGGGGAGCCAAACCCATAACTAACCGCATATACCTACACATGTACGGTTACTTAACGTGGGGTACGGCAAGTGGCTGTCGCACAGCGCGGTACAAAAAGCTGAAAGTATACAGCTAACCGCGTATGTGTGCGGTAGATAGGTATCATAAGCGCGTTTCGGGTAGGCGTGCGTGGCGTGCGCATATATATATAATCCCCTTCACCTCTATGACTCAAAAAATTTTCAGCCCAAATTTTTCTTCAGTCCCTTTTGCGCCCTTTTTTCTGCGGTTGCGCGATTCTTCTCCGATCAGTCTGATTTGTGTAAGCCTTATGATTACTAATCACTTACACATCTACACCTAGACTGTTTGTTTACTCTTGTTTTTGTCATTTTTCTTGGTTAACTTTGCTGTAGTTAGAAGCGAAACCAGAAAAACCTAACGATTCGTTTTGTTTTTAGTGTATTCGTAGAGAATCACTGGTAGTTCGTTTTAATTGGTTCTTAAGAGACAGCTGCATCCTGTTTCTTTGGCACATAATCATCATTATACCGCATTATCTTGGTGATCACGGGGGCTGCTGATAGCTTAGCCCCATGAAAACAGTAGCATTCTTACTATCAGTCTTGCTTGTGGGCTGCGTCTCAGTGCCCACTAAGGTCTACACTCACCCAGAGAGGTACAGTTGCGACCTTATCATACCTACATCTTGGAATGGGTCACATCCCGTAGAGTACTTTGAACACAGGCTGTCTGTTGGTCAAACATACCAGGACTATTTGGGCATGGAGTATACCTTGGTGGCAACAGATCAAGACACAGTATTCTTGCTCAGGGTAGAGGTTGCCCGTCCGTAACTTTTCGTAGCTCACAGCGTATCCAAAGTATGTGGTCAACATACATAATGGATTTCTTGCTCCTGTTAGCAAACTATGGTCAGGCTATTGATCCTGAGTCTCATGCTGCATGCATGGACTTTAATGGTGATGGGTTCATTACGATGTATGACTTTCTTGAAATGCTGTCTCGGCAGCCGTTAATCGAAAAGGAATGAAGAATACAGATTACCATCAGATTGTAAAGGCGGTTGTATCTAAAGACTTCAAGTTTATCCATATCGATGCGGGGATGGGTAAGAACGGATTGCAGAGAATCGTTACAGAAACGAGTGAGGAGGAGATCGCTCACTGCTATCTCTACCCGATCATAGATAGAATTGCTAGGAGTGAGTTTAGAGACCTTGAGGGAGTTGCCTTGACTGTTAAGATTACCTGGGTCTAGTTGGTGTTTACATCATTGTCAAATAAAATGTACATTTGTAAAAAGATGTCATGGCACTTACGGTAACCATTCAAGAGGATCTAATCCTTAGCGGTAACGATAAAAGCAATACCAATACTGCGACGTTTGGTTGCACAAATCTGGACCACCGCATCCTTACAATTACAAATGCAGAGAAGAGCATCTTGCTTTTTGACGCAGCCAACGAGGCTGGCACAATTAAAGACAACAACCTTACCTACCTAAGGATTACAAATCTGGATGCTAGTGATACTATCACTCTGCGTGTACGTGATGCAGCCCAGGAGTTTATGGTGCAGGTTAATGGTCAAGGATCTTTTCTGTTGACAGAAGATAAGTTGGATGCAGATGCCACGGGGAGTGAAGAGGTTACCAGTCTTTCTCAGATCAATAAGATCTCAGCTGTATCTTCTGATGCCTCTGGATCTTTGGTTGAAATTTATGCTGCATCTGTATTCGCATAAGAATGAAGCTTGAAGTAATTCGGTTTAATAAGGGCGTCGATGCCACCAACGGCATGTTGTTTGACGTCACAGGAGACAGGGAGTTTCTGTGCTACACCCTGGAGGATGAAGATCGTGAGGAGAAGGTGTGGGGTGAGACATGCATCCCCGACGGCACCTACGAGATTAGATTCAGAACAGAGGGTGGGTACCACAACAAATACTCTGGCAGGTTCCAGGATATCCACAAGGGTATGTTAGAGGTCTGCGGTGTCCCGAACTTTCAGTACATCCTGATCCATTGCGGCAACACAGACGAGGATACTGCTGGTTGTCTACTGGTGGGTGATACCCAAGAAAACAACAATACCAAAGCGGGTGGTTTTATTGGCAAATCCACACAAGCATACCAAAGGATTTACCCACCCATTGCTGAAGCTTTGGAGTGTGGTGACACTGTAACTATCGCATACAGGGATCTTAGAGACTGTTTGTTGCTTGATGCTCAAGACTTAGGTGAAGCATCGCACTTTTCTAAGCTGATTGTAAACTCTTTACAAGACTGATATGGCTCTATACGACGACGCAAAAATCATGTTTTTGGCCTCTGCGGCTGCTGGTCTTGAAACAAAAGACGCCAGTAAGGTTTACAATGTTAAGCCAGACGGATCTCTTGGGAGTGAGCTCATCATAAATGGTACATTTGATTCTGATTCAGATTGGACCAAAGGAACTGGGTTTAGCATTAGCGGTGGCGTGGCTTCATGTGACGGATCACAATCCTCCACCACCAACCTGCACAACGCAGCAGGTAATGGCCTTGTGAACGGAAAGACTTACAGGGTTGAGTACACAATTACTTCGTATACAGCTGGCATCGTGCGCGTTAAGGCTGGCAACACGGGTTACGGTACTGACAGATCTGCTGCAGGGACATACGTAGAGCACTTGGTGGCTTCAGGGACGCCGTTCACCTTCCCAACCGTTCAGTTCAATGCGGAATCTGACTTTGTAGGATCTATCGACAATGTCTCTTGCAAAGAGATGGATGTCGCAGATTTTACTATCAGCAGAGACGCCAACCTCGACGCTACTCGCGTAGGCCCTACTGGGTTGATCGAGAAGGGGAGGGAGAATAAATTCTTATACAGCACTAACTTTTCTAAAGATATTGGAACGTGGGGTCATGCGGGTTTGTCCAGCGTGCAGGGGATTCACAACTCACTGGGTCAGGAAGGATACGACGGAACCAACAACGCCACATACATGAGGTCTGAGACTAACACTGGTGTTCATAGAGTTCAAGTAAACACTCAGGCAGGAGTTTCTGTAAATAGTCAAGTAGTTCAAACAATCAGTATTCATGCAAAACCATTGGGATATACTTTTCTTGGAATCGGAACCCAGAGTGGAAATCAAGAAGCTTATTTTGATCTTGCAAATGGAACTGTAGGAACGACAGAAAGCGATGTTATTGAAGCGAAGATAACTCCTGCAGGCAACGGTTATTTTAGATGCTCTATGACTGTAAACGCTGATATAGCCATAACTCAGATTAACTTTAATATCGCTTTAGAAGACAACAATCATTCGTTTACAGGAGACCCAAATAGAGGCGGGACAAACAATGGGGGTATCTTTATTCAAGATGCCCAGTGGGAACTTGGGCTGGTCCCGACAGAAATTATCTTTAGCAATGGATCTGCAGGCACAGCTGGCATCAAAGAAGATGAACCACGCTTTGACTACCCTCTTTCTGGTGGCGCCCCTGCCTTGCTGGTTGAGCCGCTGAGAAAAAATGAAGTTCCAAATAGTGAGGGTATTGTAGAGCATACCAATGACGTTACCCTAACTGTAAATTATGGTATAGCTCCAGACGGCACTAAGTCATCTCTAAAGGTTGCCAAGGATGGAGCTGATGCTAACGACAGGATTCAACCAATATCAAATGACAATGTCACCCTTACAAATTCAGAAAATTACTCGATATCAGCATTTGTAAAAAACATTGATTGCACTGGTGTTACCACCCTTGCGTGTAGGACAGATGCAGGATCTAATGAACTGTTTCGTCAGGGTTTTCAGTGGACTGGAACATCTTTGGCACTAACCTCTACTGGAGCAAGTGGAACTCGAACTGGAGCTTTTGTAGAGAGTTACGGCAATGACTGGTGGCGTATAGGCTTTACATTTACAGCCAACTCTACTGCAGGTGATTTTGAACTAGACATTGACAGAGCAAACGGTACAGCCACTACATCTATAGAGACGTGGGGCTGGCAACTAGAAGAAGGCAGCAACAGTGCTAATCCTACCTCTTATATCCCTTGTCATGGCACTGCAGCTACTAGAAGCGCTGATGTTCTTCCAGAAATCACACACGGAATTACGCTAGGCACAGCGGTGACTGTTCTTCTTGAAGCACGAGTCTTTGGAGGTGGGGGTCAAATAAGTATCCTTCAGCTGAGGGTTGATGATCAAAACAGATTTCTATTTTTTGCAACCAATTCTTCAGTTGGCTCTACTCATGACATCAATGTTCAGCACAGAGAAAGCGATACTAATGTCGCTATACAGAAGACAGGTTTAACTAGAGGAGATATCTTTAAATGTATTGGCCGCGTTGATGGAACAACATTTAATGTATTCGTAAACGGTGTAAAGCTGGGAACAACTGGAACTGTTGTTGCTGCTGACATCTACGACAAGATCTCCCTTATCAGAAATGGGACCACAACAAATCAGAGTGGTCACAAAACCAAAAGCGTCGTTGTGTGGGATTCAGCTCTTACTGATCAACAGTGTATAGATCTAACAACTCTTTGATACATCATGGCAATCTTTAGAAAATACGAGTTTGGCAGCAAGTCTGCTGCTACGGCTAAGATCAATGCCTTGGGTGTTGACGAAGAAGGATCACCCACCCACATTCACTCTATTGTAAGGCTCGGTCACATTATCACCACACCAGGTGAGTATGATGCAGAGGGGAATGAAATCACCGCCCCTGTCTATTCAGACAATTATCATGTTGATGTTTTGTGGAGAGGTGAGTATGACGAAGACGGTAATCAAATTGCTGTAGCAGACTGGGACAATCAGATGGTGTGGTGCCGCCCCATGGGTGTGCATACCTTTGGATCGTCTAGCGCCAATAGAGAGTATATTGCAAAATGTCAGGAGCTACACCCAGAGTGGTTCCCCGAACCTGAAGAAGAATGATTGGATTAAGCATATCTGTTGCTTCTGGGCACGTTCAAGACGTGTCAACAGAATACAATTTGGTCATAGCCTTTGCCGCTAGGGTTTTGGCTGACGGAGGAACTATTGAAAATCAGGGCCTTCTTGAGGGTGATATAAGGTTTATCAATAACGCCACTTAAGTTTCAAGGTCGTTGTACATCCTCTGCACCAGAAGCCTTGCCTTCTGTGTAATTGCATACCGCACTCTGTAGTTGTACTTTGTCTCTTCTCGAAACAAGTGATCTTCATAGCTCTGTGAAGGTGTAAGCTTGTCGAAGTGCTTGTATATGTATCCACCCTTAACCAGGGGATAGATGTACCGCTTACCTATGTTTGACTCACTGACATCGAAGTCCTTGCTGGCATACTTGATTGTAAAGAACTGCAGGTCGTAGGCCCACAATAAAAACTCAACTTTCGAAAAGTCCATTCCGATAGCCTCGGAATACTTTAATCTTACCTTCTTAAGGTTCTTGAGATAGTTCTTGTTGATGTAAGCTCTTTCCTGTTTCGCGAAGTCTCTAAATAAGATTTTCCTTGGTACCTTACTTCTAGGCATATTTATTAAATTTGTTTCAAGGCAAACCTATGACACCTGACTTTGAATTCCTTTTACACATGCAGCGTCTAATGTTTGAAGCAGAAGCATTGGCAAAGCAGTACGAGGTAGAAGACAGGTTCATATCAATCATGTTTGCTGGATTACTTAACCCTATGCCCGATGACATGTCTAAGGTCAGCGCGATGTATAGTATTAATGTAGAAGACTTTAGTGAACTAGTTGAAATACAAGAGTTTATCATCTCAAACTATCAGAATGAATCCAAGCAACAGCTTGATGAAAATGATTTGACTGATCTGCTAGATGGTTTGGGAATAGATCTAGAATAAAATGGATGGAGTAATTAGAAAAATTGTCATTGGGAAAGATCCCAAAGATGCTATGGCATACTATCTAGGCATGCGTGCAGGTCGAGGAGAAGTAAGCGCCATCATTCACGATGAAAGACATCTTCACAGATACGGAAAGAACAGGTATCTCATCTACCTACAGGATGAAGACTCGCAAACGCTTTGGAAAAGTGTAGACGAAATGCCCTGTATGTTGGAGTTTGATTGTAATTTTTGACATGGTTAGAACAGAGCTATACACAACTGGTGGTGAGTTCCGTAGGCCTGATGGTACGGAATATATCGGTGCATATCACATTCACTTTAATCGTGGAGCTATGGTTGGTGGGTTTCATAAAGTAGAAGCTCATGATCGACTTAGGCCTATTACAAGAAGCGCTGATTTACTGGTTCAATCAACCATGAAGGAACTTGCAAACGAAACATCAAATAGAATACGATCTGTCTATTCATCTTCTGGATCATCAGGAGGTGGGTCGGGAGGATATTAATTAAATACATTCAAATGAAAACCTTAGACTTATTTGTCGTAGAGTTAGAAAAACAAATCAAAGACACAATAACAACAAAAGAAGGGTTGACCCTGTATGTTGATTCTCGCTTCAACGAGTTTGAACATAGGGTAACAGAGGGCCCTGTTGTGTCTCCACCCATTAAACATGACACTGGCGTTGAGGCTGGTGACACCTTATACTTTCATCACCTCGTTGTAATGAATGAAGGTCAGATTTTAACTGGAGAAGAAAATCATTATCTTGTGCGCTATGACCCTAGTCATACAATTAACAATCAAGCCATTGCACACAAGAACAAGGACGGTGAGATTAAGCCCTTGGCTGGTTGGACCCTGCTTGAGGCTGTTGAACAAGAAGAACTAAAGACCAAGTCAGATGTCATCGAAGTGGTCGAACTTAAAAAGAAGTTACCTACAAAGGGTCGTGTCGCTTTTACGGCTCCTTGGATTGAGGAGATGGATTTAAAGGTGGGTGACGTTGTAGGTTTCAAAGAGAATCGAGACTACAGGATTACCATTGATGGTAAAGAGTATTACAGAACAAGACTAGATGACCTTCTATACGCTGAGAAATGATTGACAAAGAACAACTTATGGAGATGCTGGCGGAAGAAGAGTGCCTCACCGCAGATGGATTTGAATCCGCCCTGGTTGGCTGCACCTATGGCCCCGATGTGGTGGCAGTATACGATATCAATAAGATGATAGAGGTGCTTGTCGAAGAGGGTATGGATTCTGATGAAGCCATAGAGTTTCTTGATTACAATGTTGTAAGTGCTTACGTGGGAGAGAAGACACCTAAATACATCAATTTTGTCACGCAAGAAGTTTACAACGATTGAGGCTGCCAAGCGCTTGATGTCATCTATGGAGGTTGCAATCAACAACATGATAGATGAAATTAAAAAACCTGTTGACCCTGATATCAATGGAAGCGCTAGAAAGGCTGAGCTTCAGTCTATCAAGCAAACAGCTACCGACTGCAAAGAACTACTCGTTGAAAGACAACGACTAGAACAAATGATCAAAGACCTTAATGACAATGGATCAATCGAACAAGCCAAAGACTACAGCGGAGGATTCGCTGAAAGATTTTCGAAGTGATTGGAAAGAGATAGTCTGGGAAAAAAACAAGATTGACTATAAGTTTTGGGAATCATCTTGGAACGAAGGTTGCAATGAGTGATGCCCTTCAAGGACCCCCATAAAAGACGAGCCTATCAACACGAGTACCATAAGAGGTACTATCTTGACAATATCGAAAAGTACAAGAAGAAAGCAAAGAAGTGGAATAAGTCTCAAAGAAAGTGGGCGAGAGATTTTATATCTAGGGTAAAGTCCTTTAGTCGATGTGTTGATTGCGGTCAGTCTGATGCAAGGGTTTTAGACTTTGATCATGTTAGTGGCGAGAAGGTTGGCAATGTTTCAGACATGGTCAATGGAAGCTACTCTATTGAAGCAATAAAAGAAGAAATTAGAAAGTGTGAGGTTAGGTGTTCTAACTGTCACAGGATAAAAACAATTGAACGTAGGAATAAATGAAAATGCGAAATCTAACCGTTAAGGTCGAAAAGAAGCGTATCAAAAGAAAAGGGGTTCACGCTAAGACCAAGCAGTCAAAGAACAAGAACTCTAAAAATTACTCCAAAGCATATGCTGGTCAAGGTCGATAATTATGACGAGCAGGCGGTTAGCATATGCCCCCAGGGTACGAAAGGTGAAAGTATTGAACTCGGTGGGCTACTCATTATTCTTCCCTCTCAGCCTCCCAAAAAAGAAATTGCAGGATATGGAAGTCCAAAGCATCTGCAATTGTGGGAGAGGGTTTCTATGCCAAAGGAGCTGTCTAGGATTAAGTCTATGGATGAGTGGGGGGAGATGCCTAGGGAGTTTCGACAAAAATTTTCTGCGTATATCGAAGAGGAGTTTCGCCGCAGGCGTGACGGCTTTTGGTTTTTCAACAATGGTGTCCCTACATATATTACGGGTCGGCACTACATGATGCTTCAGTGGACTAGGATGGATATTGGATATCCGTCTTACCTTTCCTTCCAGCGTGAAATATTTATACACCTTGCTGCGTGCGAGTCTGATCCGCGTTGCATCGGTCAGCTCTACACTAAATGCCGTCGCTCTGGATACACTAATATCTGTTCTTCAATCTTGGTTGATGAAGCTACGCAGATCAAGGATAAACTCCTCGGCATCCAGTCAAAGACGGGTAAAGACGCGCAAGAAAACATCTTCATGAAGAAGGTGGTCTACATGTTTAGACACTACCCATTCTTCTTCAAACCCATTCAAGACGGTACCACCAATCCCCGTATGGAGCTTGCCTTTCGTGAGCCGTCAAAGAGGATCACCAAGAACAACAAAACCTCTCAGCAGGGAGAGGCTCTCAATACAGTTATCAATTGGAAGAACACCACGAACAATGCATACGATGGTGAAAAGCTGCACATACTTTATCTTGATGAGGCAGGTAAGTGGGAGAAGCCCACTGACATTAGAGATGCCTGGAGGATACAGAGAACATGCTTAATTGTAGGTAAGAGAATTGTAGGCAAGGCCCTGGTTGGCAGCACTGTAAACCCTATGTCAAAGGGTGGCAAAGAATACAAGGCCTTATGGGAGGACTCTAATCCACTAGAAAGAAACAAAAATGGTAGAACTCGCAGCGGTCTATATCGCTTGTTTATTCCTGCGTATGAGTCTCTTGAAGGCTTCTTCGACGCTCACGGACATCCAGTCATTGAAGACCCTGATACTGTATTATCTGGTCTTGATGGTGATACTATTGATATCGGAGCGAAGACGTATCTCAAGAACGAAAGATCGTCACTGAAGCATAATGCTTCTGAGATGAATGAGGTTATTCGTCAGTTTCCTTTTACCTCTGATGAAGCCTTTAGAGATAGCATTGAGGGCAGTGTATTTAATATTGGTAAAATCTACGAGCAGGTAGAGCACAACGAAGAGTTGTTTCCCAACCCTGTAGTAGTGGGTAATTTCATCTGGAAGGGTGGAGTGCAGGATACCGAGGTGGTTTTTACACCAGATCCTAATGGGAGATTTAAAGTTTCGTGGATGCCACCTGTAGATTTAAGAAACAAGAAAGCAACAATCAAGGGCAAACGAGTTGCACCTAATGCTGAGATGGGCTGTGGTGGTGTTGACTCATACGATCTAGATGCCACAGTTGACGGCAGGGGTTCAAAGGGTGCGCTTCATTTATACAACAAGTTTCATATGGAGCATCCATCAAACATGTTTGTTTTGGAGTATGCTTCACGTCCTCCACTGGCAAAAATCTTTTACGAGGATGTATTGATGGCTGCCTTCTTCTACGGATACCCACTCTTAATTGAAAACAATAAGTACGGTATCGCAAGATACTTTGAATCAAGGGGTTACGATGGCTACCTAATGGATAGACCGCAACACCTAAAGACCAGCAGCGCTAAGGTAAAGGTGAAGACCAAAGGCATTCCATCAAACTCTCAGGATATCATCCAGTCGCATGCTCACGCGATTGAATCCTACATACATGACCATGTTGGCATCAATCATGAAACACTTGAGGTTGGCAACATGTACTTCAATGAAACTCTTGAAGACTGGATAGCCTACAAGATAGACAACAGGACAAAGTTTGACTTGACAATTAGTTCAGGTCTTGCTCTTTTGGCTGCTCAGAAAGTGAAAAAGAAAAAGGTTAAATCGTTCGATGAGCGTCGCTTTTTTAGACGATATAGTGTCATAGGCTAATTCCTTATATTTGTGCCATATACTCTCTCTTAAATGAAACAATATAGCGGTAAGAAAAACTTCCCCGATCCACTTGCTTCTCAAGAAGAGAAGGAGGGTAAGGGCTATGGGTTGAGATATGCTAAAGCTATTGAGTCTCAGTGGGGGAAAAAGTCTGACAGTAACTCTTTGTTTTCAAAACGATACAATCTGTTTAAGAAAAACAAAGATTATGCTACAGGTGTGCAAGACACCAGCATTTACAAGCGACTTCTAAATAATGCAGATCCAAATGCAGGCGATGGTAGCTTGATGAATTTGGACTTTACACCAGTACCTATCCTGCCCAAGTTTGTGAGGATTGTGGTAAACAAGATCCTGGGTAGAAATCTTTATCCAAACCTAGAGGCCGTTGACCCTCTGTCGTCCTCTGAAAAGAACAGGGACAAAAAAAGAATTGAGATCCAGGTTGCACTGAAGAAGCAGCTTATGGCATTTCAACAAAAGACAGGTGCAACAATTGGCATGGACCCGTCTATGATTCCAGACACCGAGGCAGAGGCGGAAATTTTTATGGGGGAGAATGTCAAGAGTGATGCTGAGATTGCTGCTCAGGTAGCAACAGACATGACTTTGTCTTGGAACAGCTTTGATGACAACACTTTTAGACGGTGCGTCAATGACTTGGCTACCAATGGCATGGCTGTAGTGAAGAGGTCAAATGATCCTAACTATGGAATCAAGACCCATTATGTTGATCCAAAAGATTTTATTCATAGTCAAACCGAAGACCCAAGCTTTGAGGATATCACATATGCGGGCCATATCCGTAGCATGCCTATTCAAGAGCTTAAGCGCCTTGCCAGCGGCGAGCTAGAAGACAAAGACTTTGAGAAGATTGCCAAAAAGGTTACTGGCAAGATGGGGTCAGGATATCATTTTGACACAAGCATGAATAGAAATGTCTACGATTACGAAGAGTATTCGGTAGATGTTTTGGAGTTTGAGTTTCTGTCTACTGACTGCATGTTCTTTGAGGAAAAAGAAAATAGATTCGGCAACAGGAACTTCTTCTACGAAGGCTTCGACTATAAAGAAAAGGCAGGGAGTGTCTTTGAGCGCAAGCCGCATAAGATGGAAATCGTCAATGTCTACAAAGGATATTTTGTAATAGGCACTGACTATCTGTTTGGCTATGGCAGGATGCACAATGTGCCAAAGAATATCCATGACATCAGCAAAGCAAGGATGTCTTATTCTGTCGTAGCAACAAACATGACAGACATGATGCCTAAGTCTATGGTATCAAGCTGTGTTGGATTTGCTGACATGTTGCAGTTGACTCACCTGAAGATTCAACAAGCCATCGCGAAGGCAAAGCCTGATGGCCTGATCATTGACATTGAAGGTCTTGAGAATGTGCAGCTTGGAAAGGGTGGTGAGTTACAGCCACTGGACCTACATGATATCTACGAGCAAACTGGTGTCTTCTACTATAGGAGCAAGAACCCAGAAGGCGGTTTCCAAAACCCGCCAATCCGTGAAATCGGGAACAGTATTAGAAACATTAATGAGCTTGTTGGGCTGTACAACCACTACCTCAGAATGATCCGTGACACAACGGGGATCAATGAAGTAGTTGATGCAAGCACTCCAAAGTCTGAAGCCTTGGTCGGGGTGCGTGAGCAAGCCATTGCTGCATCAAACAATGCTACTTACGATATCACAAATGCATCGATGATTCTGTACAAGAACGTATGCAATGACATTGTCAAGTGTTTGCAGATTCTTCCTGAGGAATCAGTCATCATGGAGGTGTACAAGAATGCTATTGGTGAAACCAATATGAGCATTCTTACTAGCTTCTCTAGGTTGCCTATGTACAACTTTGGTGTTCAGGTACAGAAGGATATGGATGATAAGGATCAGGCATACTTAGAGCAGGCCATTCAGATTTCATTGGGCCAAAAAGAGATTGACCTAGAAGACGCTATGGCAATCAGAGAGCTTAAGGATGTCAACCAGGCCGAAAGACTTCTTGTTGTCCGCCGAAAGAAAAAGATTCAGCAAGCACAGTCGATGGCTGCTCAACAGCAGCAGATGCAAGCTCAGATGGCTCAACAGTCACAAGCTATGCAGATGCAGATGGAAGGTCAAAAGATGCAAGCAGAAGCTCAGATTGAAGCTCAAAAGCTTCAGCTCAAGGCTCAGCTTGATGCTCAGATGGCTGCTGTTCGCCACGAGTTTAACAAAGAGATTGAGACCATCAGGGCCAAGGCTACACTTGGATTCAAGGAAACTGATGAAGAGTTTAAAGAGAAGATTGAAGTTCTCAAAGAAGATCGCAAAGACGAAAGAGTTGAGAAGCAAGCAGTCGAACAGTCTAAGCTTATCTCTCAGAGAAAGGGTCAAAGGACTGAGCTTAAAGACAGCGATGGCAATCCAATGAGAAACGCACTAATGAATATGCAAGATGTCTAATTCAGTAAACTTAGATGTATCGGAGGTTCTTGACATTACATGTCGCCAGGGGGACACCTTTGAACTTACTGTAACCCTTAAGGATTCTAGTGGTACGGGCTTAACTCTTGTCACGTCTAGCTATGCATTTGTAATGCAGGTGTGGGCTACAGGAAGAAAGTCTAGAAGTCCTTTGATTGCAACAACGGAGAGAGGCCTTAAGGGCAGCAATCTTAATACTGCAGAGATTCCTGGTGGCGCATATTTTGAGCCATTTGTTGTAGATGATAGCGGCAACGTAACGATTAAAGCTACTGCTGCGACTATGCGAAATGTTCCTCCTGGTCGCCATGTTTATGATCTGCAGTTTATTCTTCCAACAGCATCGGGTGTAGACACACACACTACAGTGTTGCGCGGGTCATTTACCATCAATGAAGATGTAACCAAAGCAACTAGCAGTGCAAGAAGATGAGTGTAACTGTATCATCAACACAGGGGAATACTGTAGAGGTTTCTGTTTCTGGCAGTAACGCGCTTAGCTTCACTCAGACAACAAGCACTGTATCTGTTGCTTCTCCTGTAGCAAACAGTTTTGTTGTTACATCAAAAGGTCCAAAAGGCGACAAGGGAGATACTGGAGCAACAGGTGCAACAGGAGCTACAGGAGCTGCTGGATCTGACGGCAGATCATATTCTGTCTCATGCGTAGATGGAGACAACAGTGATGAAGAGAAGATCAGATTATCTGACAGCGCTGGAGTAAATGATGACGTGGTCCTAGAGGCTGGCACGGGACTTTCCATTGCTAGGTCTGGAGATAAGATTACATTTACAAATACTGTAACCGATACTGACACTGTCTTGACTTCTGAGCAGGTTCAGGATATCGTGGGAGCCATGTTTAGCGGCAATACAGAGACAAGGATATCAGCCACGTATCAAGATGATGATGGAAACATTGACTTAGTTGTTGATGCTATTCCTGTAGACCTTACATCTGATGGAGCAGGTACGATACACGCAAACAATGTTCCTACCCTTAACCAAAGCACTACTGGTAACGCAGCTACAGTAACAACTAATGCAAACCTAACAGGCCACATTACATCCACTGGTAATGCCGCTGTTTTAGGTTCTTTTAGTGTGGCTCAACTTAGCACTGCTCTTTCAGATGCTACTATATCAGGAAACAATACAGGCGATCAAACTACTGTTTCAGGGTCTTCAGGTTCGTGTACGGGAAATGCTGCAACAGCTACAGCACTTGCCACAGCTAGAGCAATCAATGGTGTGGACTTTGACGGTACTGCACCTATCACGGTTACTGCTGCTGGCTCTACACTGTCTGATACTGTTACCGTAGCCAAAGGGGGCACGGGGGCTACCACCTTAACGTCAAACGCACTGCTTACAGGGAATGGAACTTCTGCAATTCAAGCTGAAGCTGACCTAACTTTTGATGGTGGTGATCTGTCTGTAAGTTCTTCTGTTTCAAATAAGCCGTCTCTTTTACTTAACAACACCAATACCAATGGCTTAGCACCTCAGCTTGTGTTTAAAAAGAGCACTACTGGGGCGGATGGAGATGATCTTGGTAAGATTTTTTTTAACGGACTTGACGCCGCAGACAATGATCAAACTTTTGGCTTTATTCTTTGTGAGATAGACGAGGCAGACGATGGCTCCGAAGAGGGCAAGATGACAATCAAGGTAGCCAGTCACGATGGAGAGTTACAGCCAGGGTTAATTGTCACAAGTGGAGCGTCTGAAGATGTAGTAAATGTTACCCTAGGCAATGGCAGTTGTGCAGTCAATACTGCTGGTACTTTTACTGGTGCCGCTGTTAATGTTGGGATTTATAAAATTGGCGGACACGCCATCAATGATGTAGATCTAGCTGGTGAGTTTGTAGATTCTGATGAGCACCTTATGACATCAGCAGCTATCAACGATCGTATTGCAGCGGTTGGCGGTGGTTCGGACGGTTGGCATGGTTCAACGACAAGAATTAAAATTTTGCCTAGAGACTTTATTGCTGACGACGGTGGTAGACCCCTTTTTATAGATGATACTAATATTGGTATAGATCAACTGTTTTTAGAGTCATTTTCTTCCAATCCAATCTATGCATCAATTGCAATACCTACGGGGTTTAAAGCAACACACGTTAAAATTAATGGATCTGCTGCAGATGCCGTTGAGGTTTGGGAGTTTCAGATTGATTCTAAAACAGGCGTTAGCAAAGGAACTGGTAACGTAGGTACAGAGATTGATATAACAGATGTAACTAGCTCTACAACTAATTATTTATTTATAGGGATAGCCAATGCTTCAGGCAATGAGGTTCACGGTGGTTACGTAACAATAGCAGCAGTATAACATGTCATTAACTACAAGAAAGCACGAGCCCATACACGACAAGACTGGCGATAACTTGGCACGAATCAAAGCAAACTTTGACAATGGCAAACATCTTGATGTCTTAGATTTTGAAGCAGAGGCTGCAATGATCTATCAGATACAGAAGATGCAAGATGAGCTGGATTACTTAAGGACTGAGATTGCATTGAACAAAGCCAAGGCTGGGATTACATCTAGTCAGTCAAGCGCTATCACCGCGAACACAGCTAAGACCAGCATGTCTTTAGGCACAAGTTCATCTACTGCTCTTGCTGGTGACACGAAGTTGGTGGGCATTGGGTCAAATACTACGCTGTCGTTTGGAGACCTCACTGTATCTAGAGGAACGTATTCGATAACGCTGACTGCAGTCAATGGTCGAGACACAAAGTCAATTACTTTGACACTTACGTAATCATTATATTTGCATCATGGCTCGAGTTGTCAAATACAAAAAAGGAGGCAAGCTTTCTATCAGTAGCAAGAAGGTGTCAGTAGATCCGCCTTCAGGATATCACTGGATGGAGGAGCAGGGTCGTTACTATTTGATGAAAGGGGATTACAAGCCTCATGCTGGAGCTGTTGCAAAAGCCAAGTTTAAAGTTGCAAGTCATCCTAAGTCATGAAGTTCAATCCAAAGTACACTCGTGGCAGCAAGGACTCAGGTAAGAGAAAGCAGCTGATGAAGCAGATCTCTGACATCTATAAGAAGTACAGAGGCACCAAGGCCAAGAGAAAGAAGAAAGGATTCCCTCCTGCCGTAGAAGCTAGACTCAAAAAGCTTATGGCTCAAAGAGATAAGATATGATTGTACTCAAAAAGGGCGGCAAGTCTAAGAAAAAAAAGAAGGGTAAGAGCTTTGCAAACCTAAGTGCAGCTCAGAAACAGGTTTATCGTAGAGGCCTTGCGGCATACATGAGCTCGGGCAACAGACCTAAGGTTTCTCAGCACGCTTGGGCTATGGCAAGAGTAAAGTCTGACTTTGGTAAAAAAGAAGCCGCTAAGATCAGAGCTGGCAAGGGTAAAAAGAAGAAGTAAATAATAAGTATATTTGTGCAAATAACCATCTATTATGGCAACAACAACTGCAACATTGACATTATCTAGCGCAGACCTTACTGGTGATGCGCTTTCGTTGTCCACTACGGCAACACTCACCAAGGCTGGCACCGTGACTGGCTTGGATCAAACTACTGGCGTTGGTCGCAAGACTTACTCATCTACCAGTATCGCAACTCTTGTGGAGAAAGCTGACTATGCTGATGACAAGGCTCACAAGGTCTACATCAGAAATACAAGCACTGTTGCCACAGAGAATATTGCGATTACCGTTGAGGCTCAACTCTTGGGTAGGCTTTACGCTGGTGATTGGGCTTTGCTTCCATTCAATGGAGATCAAGACATCAAGGTTACTCCAAGTGTTGCCACTGCTCTGACTGTTGAGTACCTGGTTATTTTTGAATAAGAATGGCTACGCTTAGAGCGACATTGACGTTGAGCAGCGCTTCCGTTTTGGCAAGCCCTGTAAACGTATCTGCAGATTTTTCTGGAGCCGCAGACTCTGGCATTCTTAGCCGAGCTAAGGTTGTGAAGACTGCTGTAGATGCAAATGCTCTAGAGGTCTATACAGCCAACGACAAAACCGAATCGGCATATCTCTTCATTAAAAATCTGGAGACAGAGAAGGAGACGTATGTATACATCTACAATGACACGGACAACGATGGTCTTGTGGCAAAGGTGGGTGGCTCTGAGTTTTGTTTTATTCCCGTTGCAGTGAATAAATCATACAGAGTCTACGGCACCAAGGTAGATCAGATGGTGGAGTTCGGTGTGTTCGGATTGGACAGCTCAGCTGCAGGACCATTCAACCAAAACTAATAATTGAGATATGGCAACATTAGCACATCCAGCTACAGCAAATCAGGTTTCTTTTGGTCAGCTTGGCGCTGTCTTTACAAAGAACGGCGCTGCCGCCATTAAACCGCCCACAGGGAAAGTCTTTGTGGCAATCACCATGCTTGAGGACACCACGTTTGACAGCAGCGGGGGATTGGTTGCAGATATTGCAACTAAGTACTTCAATACTGCAGACGCTGCAGGTGATCTTGCTGATGGCTCAGAGACGGCAGATGAGGGTAGCGGTGGACTTCAAATCACAAACTCAATGACCTTTCCTAAAGGCGTCACTGTGTTTGGAAGATGGACTGAGATCGATGTGAACTCAGGTTCCTGCATTGCATACATTTCGGACTAAACTGTAAACAATTAATTAAATAGAATGAACGAAAATAAAGACGCCGTTGGAGGGTTCGAAGTATACGACTCCCCAGATGCGCTCGCTGCAGCTATGTCTGCCGAGCCACAAGTAGAGACACCAACTGAAGAGGCTCCCCAACAGGAGTCTCCAGTGGTTTCTGAACCTAACCCAGAGCCAGCTGCAGAGCCACAAGTAGAAACTACTTCTGAGCCGCAGGCGCAACAGCCTGTATCTGAGCAAGTTGAACAGGTTAGTCAAAGTGAATTCACTCAGCAAAATAATGCTGACGATGAAGAATATAGTGAGGAAGACATGGAGAAAGCTGTCATCTCATACTTGAGCGAGAAGCTCAACAGAGATGTATCTTCTCTTGATGACCTCATGCCTAAACAAAACCCATTAGACGAAAGGGTGGAGGCAATTGCCAAGTTCGTAGCGGAGACAGGAAGAGCTCCCAAGGACTGGTTTACTTATCAATCATTGAGCACATCTGAGATGGATGATGCGACTTTGGTTAAGGTGGACATGGCATTGCAGTATCCTAATCTTTCTGCTGATGAGGTAAACACTCTCGTTCTGAATAAGTACAAGCTTGATCCAGGCAAGTACTCAGAGGATGAAGTCAAAATTGGAGCCCTTCAGATGAAGGTCGATGCAGCCAGTGCCAAGAATCAGATTGAAGAGCAACGCATGAGATATGCTGCTCCTGAGGCTGAGCAAAAGACTGCGGAAAAAGAAAGCTTTATCAATGATGAGTGGGTCTCAACTATGAGACAGGAAGTCAACGATTTGGATGGATTGGAATTTGATCTAGGCAATGAGAAGACTTTCACTTTCGGACTGGATGATCGATACAAACAGGACCTTGTGAATAAGAACGCTCGTCTTGACGAGTACTTTGACGCATACGTCCACAACGACGGAAGCTGGGATTTTGACAAGCTTAACTCTCATCGCGCCATTCTCGACAACATCGACGCTATTGTGTCGTCCACTTACAGGCAAGGCCTTAGTGATGGTCAGAAGGGTGTGGTGCAGAACGCGGCTAACGTCTCTACTCAGGTTCCTCAACAGAGTTCTGATCCCAATGCTAACCCACTCGGGGAGCAGCTTAAAAACATTATGGGACGGACCTCTAACAAACTTACTTTTAAAATCTAAAGCTAGAAAATTATGGCTACTATTACTGGGGCAGCTCTAGACCAGGCTTCACAAGACCTGCGTTTGACGCCCGAAAAATACACGACTATTGACAACCTGCTCAAGACGACTAAGGATTTCGTCTTGCCTGACTTGGTGGAGTCTTACGGAGACCAGGGTATCACTGGATTTTTGAAACTCGTTGGCGCTGTGAACTCAGGCGGTACTTCTGACCAGATTGACTGGTGGGAAGCTGGCCGTCGCCACAGAGTTATTGGTGGTGCTCTCGCATCATCTGCTGCTGGTGGAACTGCAAACACTCCAGGTACTGCTGTCTTTACTGTTGACGACACCCTTTCTGGTGACACCACAGACAGCTCTAAAGGATTGGTTCAGGCCAACGACGTCCTCATGAACGCAGAGACGGGCACTCGTTACCTCGTAAACGAAGCTCCTGCAACTGCTGATGCTGCTTTGAAGTTGGAGCGCCTCGACGGTTTGCAGGCTACACCTAATGAAGATGGTACTACTACCAAGATGATTCACATTGGTAACATCTACGCTCAGGGTACAGATCAGCCAACTCACTTCCACGACGCTGATGTCATCAAGCGTAGCAATCCATTCCAGATCGTAAAGGATCGCTACCAAGTCAATGGATCACAGGCAACCAACATTGGTTGGGTGAACCTTGGCAATGGCGACTACCGCTGGTTCATGTACGGTGAGGCTGAGGCTCGTAAGCGCTTCGAAGATCGCAGAGAGATGATGTTGCTCTTCGGTGAGAAGAACGCAGCTACTGCTCAGCACAACACTGACAACGATCTCGGTCAAAACATTGCTGGTTCTGAGGGTTACATCACCGCTGTTGAAGACAGAGGTATCGTCGTTTCTAATGCAAACGCCAACCCTATGGATAGCTTTGCTGAGTTCGATGATTTGATCTTGGAGTTGGACAAGCAGGGTGCTCCTTCTGAGTACGCTATGTACTTGAACAGAAAGCAGGACTTGGCTGTTGACGATATGTTGGCTTCTGGTGTTTCTACTGGTGTGACTGCAGGTTTGGCTGGTCAATTCGGCGCGTTCAACAACGATGCTGACATGGCTGTGAAGCTCGGCTTTAAGTCATTCACTCGCGGAGGTTACACTTTCCACAAGCACGACTGGAAGCTCTTGAACGATCCTACCCTGTTGGGTTCTGGAAACTTCTTGCAGGGCGCTATGATTCCTTTGGCTAATATTGCTGATGCTCGTTCAGGCGCTACTGCACCTGCACTCTCAATGTTCTACAAGGAAGCCAATGGCTACTCTCGTGAGATGGAGCACTGGGTGACTGGCGGCGGTGTTATGGGTCACACCAACGGCGACGCTGGTAATGACTCTATGACATTCCACTACCGCTCAGAGGTTGCTATGTGTGTCCGCGCTGCTAACCAGCACGTGGTCATCAAGGGATAATAATTAACCTGAAGTAAGAGAGGGGGCAATGGGTCTCCTCTCAAGCTTCTTAATACTTTTAACTATGGGTGTAGCTACACGAAACTCCATTCTAAAAGATAGTCCTAAGTACCTGTTTTTCAGGGAGACGACAGCAAAGTATCGTTGCTTCCCCGTAAATTCTCTTCTGGGTTTTTCAGATGACGCGAACGCTGCCACGGGACTTATTCTCTACTTCTGCCCTACAAATGACTTTAGCACAGGGTACTACTCTTACATTGAGCTGACGGTTGCAAATCATGAAGATGCAATCAAGGATATCATGGATCAAATTAATTTCAGCAAACAAGCTGTAGTTACGGTTGCAGATGTCGTTGATAGCAATTTCTTGAGCGCTAACATCAGTGCTTGCGTTGTTCCAGATGGTGTTGTGAATGGCGACCAAACATAAATGATATGAAAAAAGTTTTATTGTTTAAAAGCACAAGCGACTCTACTGTTGCTTTTCCAGCAGATAGATTTACTGGGATATTTCGCAACGCTGACGAGGACATCAAGTTCTTTTTCGACGACATGCAGAATACCGTAGCAAAAGCAGGGATGGCACACCTTCAGATGCCTGCAGGTATTACTGATACTGAGTTGAAGGATTACATGAAGGCCTTGGTTGCTGAAATCAATGAGGGAAAATCTCCCACCATCCTTATTTATGACGCAGCAAATGACACAGGATTTGGTGATTCTGGGACTAGCGGTCATCCAATTTTTTCAGGCTTCGACGATCTAGTAACTCACGGAGCATAATCATATTATCATGGGAACAGAATATAAATTTTTCTACGTAAAGGGAACTACTAAAAGAGACTTCCTGTTGGCGTCAAATCAACTTCAAGGCGTTGTTGATACTGATGTAGACACTGTAAGTTTTCGATTTGAGAACCTTGGCTTGGATAGAGATGGCACAGAAGCTCAAGTGGCTTTTGACATCACTTCTGGAAACGCAAAGAAATTTTGCGAAGATGTTTTTGATCATCACGCAAAAAATGCGTTTACAGTTATTGCTGACGACATTGATATCGAAAGTGTCTCAGCTGAATACGCTGGCGGCGCTGTTACAGTTTCAAATGAAATTGCATAACACATAAGAAACAGGGGGCTTCGGCCTCCTGCTTTTTACTTTTACATTAACAGTTAGGTGAGGATACTCCTCAGCTATAAGAAATAACTAAGATGTTAAAATTTTTATACTTTGCCGACGGTGATGCAGACGGAGGCGATACTGGTTGTTTGCCAGTAACTCTGCTTCGTGAGATCAGGGTAGACACCGCTAGTGATGGTGTTCAGTTTAGATTTAAAGATGTTGGAGACGGCATTGGAAATGAGATCTTGATCAAAATCAATACAACAACAGACAAAGCAAAAGATGTTGCAGATGCTGTTGCTGAGGCTATCCGATCAAGCAAAAATCCTTTTATTGTTGTTTGCGATGACTTGAGTCAACAATATATTCACCCAGATGTCACCTCACTTCAAGATGGCGCCGTAAGCATTGCATGATCATGGATACTACTAAAAAATACCTGTACTTCAATAACGACACAGGCGACACAGATGGTTCTGTAATGATGCCCGTATCAACCTGTGTTGGATTTGAAACAACTGGCGCAAGCGATGTAAAGTTTTACTTTAAGTCTGCTCCCGATACTGATACTCTTGATATACAGCTGGATAGAACAGCTGACAGCAATCCGAGAGAACTGTTTGAGCATATTGTAAATGCAATAAATTTTTCAAAGGATGCAGTTGTTACTGTTGGTGATGATTTTACTGGAAAATACATTCATCCAGACATTACCGCCGTCAACAATATTTCAGACGCCGCTGACTCTGTAATTAAGTTTCAGGGTCATGTTCAGTCTAACATCACTTCTGCAAATCCAGCAGGCGCAGGAGCTCCAATAAGGTCTACCAATGTTGGTGAGATAAACTCTGAGATCATCACTACAATTTTTGTTGACTTATCGACGACTAGTACATCGGCTGTTGCATCGGCGACAGCTGATCATGCGATTGGCGTACCAGGCACAGGCGGTGGTGGCGCGGATGAACCAGCATACATTACTCAAGTGACAGAAGCCGTTAATGGTATTGTATACGCAGGTGAGCTTATCTGTTTGGAGGCTCCAGGAGGCGCCAGCACTACCGTAGGGCTTTCATCGTCAAGCTCAGGCACCGTTACACAGGGTCAAGACGCTACGGGCGTTGAGAGGATTACAGAAGCGGTTCAAGCAATCGGTGATAGAACTCAATTTAACCTCGCTGACGCAGCTAATAACCCAGTTCACAATGCTGGAATCCCAGATACTCGCTACCTATATCTGTATCATGGCTCGGGCGCTGCGGGAACATATAACGCAGGAAAATTTCTTATTAGACTTTACGGCGCCAAGACTACGGGCCTGTAACGCTAAACGATTCAACAGAAAGGGCTCCTTCGGGGGCCTTTTTCTTTTTGCTATATTTGCAATATGAGGGCTATCTTTGTACACAGTTGAATTTACTTGATGAAATTTTTTCTGTTTAGCATATCTAATGTATCGCTGGCGAGCACAAGAAACTCGGACAGCGGCATTGGCATTAGCTCTATAGCTATCCCTGCTAACAAGCTCTCAAACATCACGGCCACCAAAGGCTTTGTCAACATGACGTTTGATGATGCGGGCGTGTATGATGAGTCCTTTATGAATGTGGGGGAGGCTATCGAAAAAGTAAATATCTCCGTAGCTGCAGCAGAATCTCGTGAGGTCAATCTGATCGAAGACATTTTGAACTTCATCTCTTCGGAAGAGCGTCAGTTTGTGATGAGGTTTGATGCTGTAAACAATGTGTCTAACATGCGGTTCTCAGATGTAAGCTCATCCTCCAACCTCATAGCCAAGGTCTCTACTGCGCCTATCAATATGGAAACGGGAAGGCTGTCTGTTGGCACAACAGAGGAGGAGTTCCAAGACACGATTGCTGGCATCAACTTCAGAGGCAACTTACCATCCCTTGACTTTAACCATGAAGGATTGTCTGGCTTTGCAGATGGCGCAGAGATTACGTCGTGGTCTAATGATGGCACTCTAGGTTCAACTCATAGCATAGTGGCTAATTCTGGAACGCCAAAGTGCGAAACATCTGCTGCTACAAGCAACCTGTCTAAGAACTCTGCTGACATTGGTGTCTCAGCCGTTGGTGCTCACTTTATCGTACCAAATGCATTTACTGTAACGGATGATTACACAATCTATTGTGTCATTGGTCAAGCCATTCCAGTCATGTGTCTCTATGGTGATGCTGCTGGGCAGACTGTTGGGTTTGGTGGATCGTATCCAGCGGGCACAGACTTAACTCTTAGTAGCGTCGTTGACAAAAGAAATTCTTTTTCTGTAAGGCATAGCGGTATAGATGGTGCTGTAGCTTCAGTGCAAACAAACAACGAAGACAGTGGCACCTTGTCATACAAGTGGCCGAAAGCTCAGATCGCACAGCAAGTTGTTGCGGACTACGATGCAGAAGTTTTCATCATTAGACGAGACAAGAGCTTCAATATGATCTTGCACAACAGGGATGGAGATATTATTGGGTTCATACCTGCTAAGACTAAAGCCCAAGACGAGAATCTTACTAAGGATTCTTCCGCAAGAACAGATGGAAACCTTTTGATTGAGAGACTAGGCACAGTGAAAGATATTATCTCTGTTGCTGGGGGCCGTGGCTTTAGAGGCTACGTCGCTAGGTTTGGCGTAATACCTCAAGACATTGGCGTTACCAAAGCCAGAATACTTGCAGAAGACTTATTTAAATTTTACAAATCTTAATTCATTTCAATATGGAAACTAAAACAAAAAGGTCCCCTGGACGACCCAAGGTCCAGAAGCCAGTCTCAGTTCAACCCGTTGTAGATACGCCCAAACCCAAGGCGGCTGCAAAAAGAACTATCAAAAGAAAAGAACAGGTTGATACTGCCGTAGAATATGAAATCACCAAGGGTGGTGGTGTAGTTTTTATGCTCCCTCAAAAGGGAGTCACTATTTACGACAAAGAAAACGACACAGTTCGGGAGATTAGATATTGTCCAAACGAACCTTCGATCTATAGAGATGAGCAATCAGAAAATGCAGTGCGTAAATCTGTTGCGTTTACCTCTGGGCGATTGTTTGTTCCAAAAGAAAAGCCAAACCTCAAGAAGTTTCTTGATCTTCATCCGCTGAATAAGGCGAACGGCGGAAAGGTTTTTGCTCTGGTAAACAAAACAAGAGATGCCGCGCAAGAGCTGCAGCGAGAGTTTGCTGTGTCTGATGCCGTGTCTATTGTAAGAGACAGAGACATCAACGATCTATTGGCTATTGCTCTGTACTACGGCCTTGACATCAACGCCAATACATCTGAGATTAGATACAACTTGTTGAGAATTGCCAAGTCCAAGCCTATTGAGTTTATGCAGTCGCTGGATTCTCCAGAGGTTACATGTCGATCAACAATTAGACAGGCTAGTGATTATCAAATTATTGTTTTGAGAAACAATGGAGTCTACTGGTTTGATGCCAACACGCTTATCGTGTCAGTGCCTGTGGGTCAAGACCCTACAGATACGATGGTAAGATTCTGTTTGACAGAGAAGGGTGCATCAACACTTGGCTTGATTGAAGAGAAGCTTGACAAGCTTGGATAATTCTGTATTACCTTTGTGAAAGAGCCGCCTGAAAGGGCGGCTTTTTTATTGCTTATATTTGCTGTATGATCAACATTATTGATGTGTATAACGCCGTTAGAGACCTTTGCAACAAGGATCAGCGGGGCTTTGTCACGCCCGAAGTATTCAGCACGTTTGCTGGCATTGCACAGCAGAACATCTTTAATGAGATGTTTCAAGAGTTGCTCGTGGCAAACAGGGCGAGAAAGCAAGGCATCGACCCTGCACGCGACAAGTCTTTATACAAGCATGTAGAAGAAGACCTGTCTTACTTCATTGCTACAAGAGACCTTAGCGACGATGTCCCAGAGGATTACTACGAAGATGAGGAGGACGGCACGATCATAAACCCAGCGAATCTAGGTGCAAGTGTCTTTAGCAAACCATCGGATCTTGCTAGAATCATTAGCATTCACAGAACGGGCACGACTATTCAGGTGAGTATTGTTTACAACCCTGAGCTAAAAGAAAGAATCCTTGGGAGCTACCTGTCTGCATCTAGTGGAAACTACCCTATGGCTTTCGTTGAAACAAACAGCATTACGATCTATCCAAACGTCGTAAACTCTGTCACCCTCAGGTATTACAGGCAGCCTGCATCGCGTCAGCTTGGAGCTGGTATAGACCTAAGCTCTACCCCTGTCTATGTAGAGATGGTTGCTGGCGCTGACATCATCGTGCCAGACCCGATCAACTCCAGGCACTTTGAGCTCCCTGGTCACTACAAGAATGAAGTTATCATGGAGATCGCCAAGATGATTGGCATTAGATTAAGAGACAATTACCTTTCTGGATTTGCAATCGCAGAAGAAAAAGCTGAATAATGGCACTTGAAGACGTCGTATACAATGGCTTAAGAGTTGATGCCACAGAAAGCACTGAGGCCATGAACTATTTGCCTCTGTTCCAGGTTATTGCAGACTACATTATTACTATGGATGGTGACGACTACACCAGCAATGTGTCAGACGTAGCTATTCAAAACATCGCTATGCGCGGCATTAGAGAGCTGGGGTTTGATGTAACCTCTCGCGTCCGCTCTCTTAAGCGATCGGTAGAATCAAACAACACTGTCATCTTGCCAGAGGATTTTGTGGACATCGTCAAGCTTGGCGTGGTAGATGGCGATGGTGTCATCAGAGTTTTTAAGCAAAACAAAAACCTTAACTATTCTAGAAAGAATAAGGTCAATACTGACAGTGGTGGGAATCTCGTAGGCACTGGTGACACCTCTGATCAGTACAACTTAAGCCCACATCCACTTGCACCCAACAGACTTCCAGACAGAGAAGACGACAAGGGCGCAACCAGCTCTTCAACACCAGACAGCGGTGATTTAGACTTCTACGTTTTTGAAAACTACCTGTACCAGGGTGGGCTTGGAAGGCTTTACGGATTGGGTGGTGGTCACGGACCAGGAGAATACAGAATTAATCTTGATCAAAACAGAATTGAGATTGCCACGGATTCTCAGACAACAGACGTGGTGATTGAATACATTGCCGACCAGGCAAGAACAGCCAATCCTGTTGTCCACGTGTATGCAGAGGAAGCCTTGCGGTGCTACATCTACTACAAGTTGTGCGAGAGAAAGTCTACTGTGCCCCAGGGTGAGAAGATGAGAGCTCGCGCTGAATATTACAACGAGAGAAGAAAGGCTAAGGCTAGAATGTCAGGCTTCAGCAAAGAAGAAGCGCTGCACACCATTCGCAAGAACTTCAAGCAAGCACCTAAGTATTAATGATTGATAAGGTCATACCCCAAAGGCTTAACTCTGACGTAGATTCAAGGTTTCGCCCATCAACCGATATGATTGATGCGCTGAACATTGCGTTTCAAGAGAGTTACAATTCTGACGCTGGGGCAGCTGGCAATGGCGCATCAAATAATTTCTCAGGCGATGCAGGGGTAATCAAGCCCATGCCGTCAAACAAAGACATTGAGGCCATTACGGGTATGACCTCCCTGATTGACAACAGCACAAATGTCAGGGTGATTGGATCTGTGTCCGACGAGGTCTACAACGTAATCTACTTCTTCGCCTGGTCAGACAATGTTGATCAAATGGGTGTGTATGCATGGGATCAAGACAAAGTCTTGCCTGGTACTCACGGTGCTGGTGATTACGTCAAGGTATATGCATCACCAAAGTTTGACTTCCCCAGCGACGGATTTGTCAAAGGAGACGTAGTACATGTAGGTCAGCGTAAAAATGTTGATGACGAGGATAGAGTCCGAAATGTAATTCTATACTTTACTGACAACAAAAACGAACCAAGGAAGCTGAACATCTACGATGTGATGGAGGCAAACCTTGGAAGCTACAATGACATCGACATCTTGGACATGATCACCGCATGCCCAAGGACTCCACTGACTCCTATCTCGTTTGAATTTGATTTTGATCCAGCAAGAGCTACTTCAAATTTCACGAGCCTACCTGGTTTGCAGTTTGCTTATCAGCATGTTTACTCAGACAACGTAGAGAGCGCCCTGTCTACATACTCAAAGCTTGCTGTGCCTCCAGCCTACTTAGCTCTAGGTCAGGTTACAGGCAGCGTGAATCTTCAGAACAGGTGTGTGCTAACAATACCAAGGGGCTCTAGAGAGGTTGACCGAATCCGTGTTTTAGTTAGGTATGGAAACCTTGGCTTGTGGAGGCTTATTGATGAGCTCAAGGAGTTGCCAGCAACAGACAGTGTAGAGTACAACTTCTACAATGACCGCATCCTTATTCCTGTGTCAGAGAACACAACAGGCATGCCATACAGCAACTTGCCTAGGATTGCACAAGCACAAAGCGTGGTCTCTGACAGGCTCTTGTACGGAAACTATGTAGAGAGCTACCCAGAGGTTGAAGCGTCTGCAAACATTGACCCCGTCTACAATGGCACACCTCGTCAAGGTGATGTAATTGAGATTGATGTTGTGCCTGTGATAAATCAGCTTTATGCAAGGTCAGATAGTGAGAGCACTACCACTGAGCGCATCTACAAAAATCTTGGAACAAATAGGGTTGCTGGATATCAGATTAATCTTGATGGTGTTCCGCAAGACTTTTTGGAAGCGGGAACAATTATACAGGTAGACTTCACTACTGAGCCTGATAATAATTTTCACTTCTATAACCAACACAACTCGTACCACGCAAGCAGAGAGAATGGCTTTTATGGTGGCGAGAACAATGCTACTGGTGCAGACCTTGACAATGTCAACGATGCCTTAGTTGATGTAATTGCATCGGGCGATAGTGCTGGTGACTTTGTTGACAACGTAAATCAATACAGCAGGGGTCGCCAATACTTTGGAAAAAATCAAGGCGTTAAGTTTATTGACGGCCTAAACAAGTGGAAGTACCAGGGATGGGGTAGTAATGCTTTGCCGTATGGTGATGTCTTGGGATTCGAGAATGGCGGAACTGTAGATGTTGAATATGGCACCTCTGCTGCCAACCCATTTATCTTGGAGTCTAAGCCTTTGCGCTTTGCCGTTACGTTTAAAACGATGTACGACACGGATGGCCCAAGAGTTCTGGTGCAGCAGGCTTTGTACCACTACCTCACAGGGGCCCCGATGCCTGTGAATAGCGAGAGCCAAGCATTCGCATCTATTGATGAGCTGCCAGACCCCGTAGATACTGCGTCTTATGAGATTAATTTGCTTCTTGACAACCAAGACACCATCAACGCGCAATCTGGCAACGACTACAGGAAGCATTTGATTGTTGGGTTAACGACTCCCTCAGGGTCACCTTCTAATACAGACGAACCAATTGGTTTTTTCATTGTCAACGAGGCCAAGGTAGAGATGAAGCTGAAGGCCTTCACATACATGGAGGACCAGTATGACACAGACCCAGGGTCAGCAAACTGCTATCTTGGTCTGGATCTAAGCAGTCTGACTGATGTCGATGTGATGACGTGCGTGCCTTATGTGCCCGTGGGTCAGAAAATTGCCATGAAGATTAGGAGCGGACCTTTTAACGTCGATAACCCATGGTATGGTGTAGGCCCAGCAAACATTGTCAATGGCAATATCGCATATTGGACTGTGTTTTCTCGTGAAATTATGCGAGACTCTATTCCCGAAGACCTCAATATTTATGATACGGGCGACGCAATCAGCTGGCTTGGACCTGTAGAATACACCGAGAGCGGGGGTGTTAATGATGCGATTATGGGGGATGACACGAGGAATATGTATTTCTTCACCACCGTTCCTCAATACGCGTCAGTCTTTGCAGAACAAAGTTTAGCCTCGGGCAACGATTTCGCGGGTTCAGGGATTGACCCAGTTCAAAATTTAGGGCTGGCGATGTGCCCCGCAAACTTTAACAACCCTCGAGGCCAATACTGTCTTGGCTATATGCTTGATAGTGGTGAAACTTTTGCAGAGCCAATAAAACTGATTAATACCAGCGATGAAATTTATGACTATGCCGAAAGCGAGCTCAATGTAATTGGCTCAACGCTTGTCAATGAGTGCGCTGTCTTTTCGTTAGTTGATGGCGAGGGTGGCCCAGGCTTTACCAAGAACAGAACTGGTGTTGGAGAGTTTGTTTCTTGGGGAAGCATCTCCCCATACGTCCTATTCAAAGGCGACATCCACAATCGTTGGGTCATCAACGTACAGGAACTGCCCTATACAGGGTACGTTCCCAACCCTATTGGAGCAGGCTCTATTGCTGCTGCCCTAGACCTTAGCGATAGCGACCCAGGCGACACCCCAGCTATCGGTCAAGAAGATGACGGATGGACTAAGAGCAAGGGCTTCCTCAAGAGCTACAGAAACCTTGACATTAACACCCCATACAACTCTGTAGATAGGGATTATTTCCAGGGCGCTACAGCCGACCTCACATATGATCACCCCATTCCCGATACGGTGAATACGTGGATTGAGATCACCGTGCTGTCAACATACATCAGCGGAATTACTGGGCTCTATTACCCTCGGTCGTTTAAAACAAATGCCAATCACGATTTTGGAATTGTGTACTATGACCAGAGGGGCAGGTCAGGAAACGTCAACTACTTAGGAAACACGTTTGTTAGAGGCTATAGCAATGCTGACAGGGGTCTCGATGCTAAGGGTAGAGTTGATGTGCTGTTAAATCTGACCAGCAACCCACCTGACTGGGCAACTCAGTATCAGATTGTATACAGCCCGAACAGCACTGTTGGGGACTTTGTGCAGTACACCACGGGTCCTGCATTTGTGGCAACAGTCGCAGAAACAGACCCATCGGCTGGCAATGAGGCCTTGATCTATGTGAATCTAGGTCACCTTCAGGGGGTAAATAATGTTTCTTACAGCCATGCCTTTGGTGCCGTCAACAATGATGGCGGAAAAGATTTGTACACTCATCAGCAAGGCGACAGGCTGCGCATCTTGTACTACACAGAGTCCGATGGTGACGATCTGGTGTATCCAAGAGAGTATGTCTTTGATATTGTTGATGTCGTTACGCTTACTAGGAATAGGGTCGATAACATTTTGTACAATGAAGGGACTGCATCTACAATATCTCCCGCAAAGTCTGGGCAGTTTCTTGTACTAAAGAACAATCCAAACGCCACTGGCTTTACATACACGGATGTTTTAAGCTCATACAATCAAGCGGATAGTACTCAAGATGTAGATGGTGCAACTGCAATCAACTATTGGAACAACAGGACTGTCGTTGAGATATTTACTCCAAAGAAAGTTCAAGACTTTGACCAAAGGTTTTACTACGAGATTGGAGAGAAGTATGACGTAACTGTCACAAGCCAAGGAAATCCATTGCATTCTCAATCATCAATCCTTTTGAAGGATGGGGATGTCTGGTGGAGAAGGGTGCCTGTCAACCTTCAAGAATACGATGAAGATTCAAGTCGATTCCTTACTTTGTTTTCTGCAGCAGGTACTGGGCAGCAAGATGAAGATGAAAGCCTTCCAGCTTTTAACACTCAGGTGTTGGAAACTATGGCGTTTACAGATGTAATCCCTGGATGCAAGACGCTGGACTGGGGTAAGCCTAAGGTTATTGTGCCAGGGTCTCAGTCTTTGTACAAGAGATCGTCTTTGACGTACTCAGAAAAGAACGACTACGCATCTAGAGCAAACAAGTACACCATCTTCAATGCTCCGTCACTGAACTTCAAGGACTTACCCAACGAGTACGGAGCAATCAACTACATCCTTAACGACTACGACAATGCTGTGGTTATCCAGGAAGATAAGGCCAGCTCTATTCCAGTAAACAGAAACATCATCTCTACTGCAGGGGGCCAACAGTCTCTCGTTGCATCTAAAGATGTGCTGGGTACTCAGAAGTTTTATGCTGGTGACTACGGTGCTGACAACAACCCAGAGAGTGTTGTTAGAGCAGGTGAGGCTATCTACTTCGCTCACAAGGGCAGAAGAGAGGTATACAAGCTGACCAGAAATAAAGGACTAAAGGTTATCTCAAAGGCGAATATGAAGGCGCACTTTAACAATCTGTTTGTGCAAGCCATTGAGGCAGAAGCAAGGGGAGACGGTAAGGTTCGTGTCGTGTCTGGATATGACCCTCTGCGAGATGAGTACATCATCTCAGTCCACAACATGAAGGACTACTCAAGCAGCGAAGCAAACTACAACCAGCTTACTGGTGTGTTTGACGGCGTTGGCATCGTGATTGATGACTCTGATGAGGGAGGCGTATTTGAACCTGGTCCCGTGGTGCCAGTTGATTTTGACGGAGATGGCAATATTATTATTCCAGGATGCACTAACTCGTTGGCTTCAAACTACAACCCCGAAGCCAACACCGACGACGGATCATGTGTCTTTGGACCAGCTCCTGATGATGACGACGGGGTTACAGAGATAATCCCTGGCTGCACATATCCCAATGCCACGAATTACGACCCGACAGCCACTGTTGACGACGGTTCTTGCATCTTCCCAGATGCCGATGATCCAATCAGTGACTTCGACTCTGCTCGTCCTGTCATCCAATTGATCCCTTCTGATGTCTTAGATTTTGGAACTGTTGAAACCACTGAATCAATACAAAAGCTACTTGTAATTAAAAATGTAGGTGAAGGTGTTTTGAGAATTACAGGGTTTGAGCTAGTTTCTCTTGTCACAAACAACATCCCAGCACGATTTTTATTGACTGGCCCAAATGCTAACCCAACTGGAGCGAACCCTATAGTAATTGAAAGCAATAGTCAAAAGGTAATACCAGTTGTTGTAACACCTACCGAACCTGGGTTTGACGTTTCTGCCAATCAAGATTTCATCCTTAGTGAGCTTAGAATCTCAAATAACGACGCTCCAAAAGACGTCTTGTTTTTGGCAAACTTTAAAAATGATGTCGTCAGGCCTGATGATGACGATCCCGTGAGACCTGATGATGGCGATCCAGTGAGACCTGATGATAGCGGACCAGTAAAACCAGACGACAATGAACCTGTTGGTCCGATTGGCAGTGTTATGGGGCTGGGCGTCAGCGGCAATAGCTTTGTTCCTGTATAAAACGACGCACTATGAGACAGACACTGGCATTTGACAATACGCTTGAACACTGGAAGACGAGGTACTCCTACACTCCGTCATGCATGATGCATCTGAACAAGCTGTTCTTCTCTTCTCCGCAGAGAAAGACTAGTGGGGATGCAAAAAAAATATTCTATAGGCACAACGACTCATCTGAATCTCTCAACACTTTCTATGACTCTGCAGATCATTCGTCACCCAGCGCACTGGCCGTAAGCTTTAACGGATTTACTGCCAAGTCGATGCGGTCTGCCGCGTCAAACACGACCTCGTCAAACAAGCTGTTCAAGTCATTCTCTATCTCTGGCCTTAACGGGGCCTCGTCAGTTACAGGCCTTAGCCTGGGTGCCAGCTCGTTTATCGTAAACAACCAAGACAACACGGGATCTTCAGCCGAAGGATTTCACAGGCTTACACCACTTAAGCGCATGGGCAACTCTGGCTATGGCGAGGTGGGAAAAGACCTGAACATGTCGGGCATGAATATCAAAGCCATTGGCAAGATTAAAAACGTGTATGGTTGGAATCAATTTGGAGGAATTATGGGCTATGCACAAGAAAATATATGGTCCCTTTTGAATACAAATGTCCCTGAGAATGTAACAATACCTGCCAAAATCACAGATGAAGATGGATTTGAAGTGGAGCCAGATGCAGATGGTATTTTTGAAGGTGGCTCTAGCCATTTGTATGCCTTTGAAATGGAGTATTTTCTGTCACAAAATCCTCTGCCCTCTAATGTTCTGGGCGGCGAGCCTGGAGAGGGGGTAAAGTTTTTTAGTAAAATCGATAGTGAGGATTCTCCTTATGTAAGTACGTATGTCCCATTAATTCCAGATTTTTCTGCCGCTATAAATAGTGTATTCAATGAGGATTTTGGTCTGTCTGCTGACTTTGCTGCTGGCACACAGTTTTCTTCTTATTTGTCTTATGGAGACCCATATCAGGACGAGACAAACACCTTTAAAAAAGGCAAATTTTTATTCGTTAAAACGAAATATGTAGATGGCAGCCCTCACCTTTCATTCCTAAGCGCTTTAGAGTTCAACGCATTACGAAATGGAGTTGATGTATATCTATACGCCATGACGCCAGGTAACATCAATGGCTCTGATGCACATGGGTCTTTTGCTGACGCATTTGTCGTTCTTGGCAACTCAAAGTTTGAGGTCTCATCATTGCAAACAGAGTTTGAATTTACCGAGTATGACCACGGCGGCATAACAGGCACAGCCAGCAAGGCGAAGACTAAATAATAATTCATTATTTTTGTTACACATTATATTGCAGAATAGATGAGCGCATTAGGTACAGCTTTATTGGTATCCCAGGGACTGGGAGCTCTTGGTAACTTCTTTATTGGAAGAAACCAAAAGAAAGAGGGACGACGCCTGGCTCGTCAGGGCAGAAAGGATATGCTTGCTACTGCTGGGCCAAGCGCTGAGCTTCTCGCTGGGGTCGATGAAACCAAAGGCCTTATTGCACAGGGTCAGGCAAGGGGTGAGGAAAGGCTTGACTCCAGTGTGGCTGGGTTTCTAGACGCTCTTGAGTCAGGCAACCAGTCTACCCTCGGCGCACTTACTGGTCAGTTTGCAGGGAATGTAGCTCAAGCAGGGGCAGATGCTGGGCTACAAGCCGCCTCTGCTATGGCTCAAGCCAATCAACCAGCCATTGATGCAGCAGAGCGTGAGATGGATGTCTCACGACAGCTCGCAGGCTTTGATTTTCAGACAGGAACAGATGCATTTAACAAGGGCAAGCAGTTGCAGTTTGATGCTGCGGGGCAATTGCTAGATATGCCTATGGACTTGGCAACGCTTCAAGTAGCCAACGATGGTGCCTTTGATAACCTGTTCCCTTTCCTAGGGGAGAATGGTGTTAAGGTGGGGCAAGCTGGAGCGTATACAGGCAGTGGCATCAACTCATCAACCATCAAGGACCTGTTGGCTGCCATGCCTAAGAAGAAAGATGACGACAAGGAGGAGGAGACAGAAGAAGAGAAGCGGAAGAGAGAGGAGCAAGAAAGGATTGAAGCCGCAAAGCGGGGTGAAGCCGCTGATACCGTAGATACGGTTGACAATGTAGGAGCCATGGGCGGCATGATGGGACCTGGCGACACGTTTCGCACCAAGGGCGCTGAAGATCACGACAAACAAGAGTACAATATTGTAGACGCTGAAACAGGTCAAACTGTAGCTAAGACAACAGGACAAGAAGATCACACCGTCAATGAAGACGGAAGCATGACGGTCCTAAACAGCGACCAGTCGGGATCTATTCATGACGCATTCAAAGGTGTTGATGTGCCGATGCTTCTTAAGTTCCTTGAGAAGTACCCACAGAAGGGGCAAGTCAGGGAGCTGATGTCTGCCTTGAATGTGTTCACTCTACCACAATTCCAAGACTGATGTCTAACGGATCAGGACTCAACCCAATATATACTGGGGGAGGTATCAATATGAAGGGCTTTGAGGGGCTCATTGATGCAGCTCAAAATGCCGCCGCAGTTGATGCACGTCGTAACCAGCAGCTTCAGAATGCACGCAGGTCACAAGTCAACAAGGTCCAGAAGATTCTTGACGGAGTTTATCAAGAGACGGGAGCTGACCTAGCGCCAGGGCTAAGGCCTTTTTGGGCAGAGTATGTCGATGGTGTGGACCAGCAGATACAGAACATGACCCTGCAAGATGGCGTGCCCATCACCAGCGTAGCTCAAGGTCAAGCGTTATTGTTTCAGGCTGAGTCCTTCTATGACCACCTGTACAATTACAATCACTTCGAGGGAGGGTATGCTCCTGAAGATGAAATTGAGCTAATTGAAAACCTTATCTCTGACCCCGTTGCTCGGAGAAAGTTTCAAGAGAAGGCTCCAGTCGATAAGAACTACCAACTAGACGACGCTACTCAAGCCAACAGTCGCCTGTCTCAGATGCAGGACTACGCAGACATTGGGTTTCTTGGAGCAACCCGAGCTGAAATCGAAGACGGAACATACACTCAGGGAGGGTACGCAAAATATGGCGAGATTGACTATAGCGGACCTACGCCACGCCTCAGGCTTACTAGCCCTAATGGTGTTGCTGACAGAAACAGCGCCAGTGGTTACGCTCAGCCAGGCTCATACCTTGACGGGCTGTCCGTCTACGGAGCCAACCACCAAGGCCTCTTCAATGTAGAGCGTTTTGCTGTGGACAGAGAGGCTAAAGATCTCTTTGCTCTTGGTCAAGAATATTTGCAGCCACAGGTTAAGTCAGATAGAGTGCAGTTGGGATGGGATAGAGGTACTGCCAACCGTTTGACGCCAGGCCTTGTGGACGACACCACAAAAGCAGGTCAAGAGGTCAGATATGCCATGCTTACTCAAGCAAGAAAAGACAATCCTAACATCTTTACGGACGCCGAGGCGCGTGCATTTAGGTTTAACAACCCATCACTGGCATTTGAGCTAGATCAGCAGGGCAACGTGCAGGCTACAGAGGAGCAGCTGGCAAGCCTTCAGACAAGGTTCGACAGGCTCAAGGCTAATACAGATTACGTTAAGGAGCTTGTCAATGGAAGTAAGTACGACAGAGCTGTAAGGCAGGATACAAGAGAGGATCGTCAAAGTGATCTGTTCGCAGATATGTTGGCTGGTATGACCACTCTTAATCCAAATGACATCTTCTCAATTGAGCAAATCGAAGAAGAGATTGACGCTGGTCGCTTGCTCTATGGCACAGATCAAAGCGGCGTAGAGGCGCGAGAGGCCTTCCATGTGGCGTATGCAAAGCTTCTGGCCGAGAAGGCGGTTTTGGGTCAACAGATTCAGCCTGGTCAAAACGTCGGCGACATTGTTATCGTTGGCGCACCATCGTTTGCGCTGGCGGGCCAGCGTCTGTCCGAGCAAGCAGGTGTTACGCGAGCATTCATTGAACAGTTTGAACTTGAAGGACATCACCTTCCACAAACAATTGGTCGTTTCCCAGTCAACTCTACAGGTAGCACAGAGCTTCAGTTCTCTCCACAAACTGGCGTTGAAGGAAACATCGATACGGTCTTCTTTACTGAAGACGATCAAGGAAAGCTTCAGCTTGGGGTTGCCCTTAACAAGAGTGGTGTCACTGGCTTCGGTGTAGGAACCCTTGGGTTGCCAATCATGCCACTGGAAGGAGAGATTACATTTGATCTTGACACACCTCTCTTTGATGTTGTCACCGCTACCGATGGAAGCCAGTCACTGAGGGATTTGGGTAGGGTTCAGGAGGGTGGATATCTTGCGGGCAGGACGTTTGCAACAGATACGCCTGAGCTTGTGTTTTACTTTGACCCAGTCAGCGACATCAGTAAGCTCAATACCCTTGGTAACAAGCTCGATGCCTTGTATGGCAAGACAGGCCAGAGCTTCCCCAACTCCGTGAATCCATCGCTTGGATACACCCTTAACGCTATGTTTGACAGGATTAATAAAACGCCATAAAGATGGAGGACGAAGAAATCTTACAATTTATTGCTGACGAAAGGGGCCAGGGCAGAAACGACCAAGTTATTGGGCGCAGCCTGCAGATGCGTGGTGTCCCAAATTTCGCTGAGTACTTAAAAAAAAAAGACGATACTTCGACCTCGGCATCAAGTTCGGGAGAGGGAAGTACGGAATCAGCGCAAGCTACAGCTCCTCAGGGAGGACAAGAGCCTGGTTCTTCGGTTTCACCTGTAGCTCCACAGCCCGACTCTAACGTAGGCACTCAGGTTGATGGCCTAAGAGACCCGAGCGTCAACCCGCTGACGGGTGAGGTGACCCCATGGACAGACACGCCCTCGAACAGAGCGCGTTTGGAGATCGACCCTGTCCACTATGATGCCTTCCAGAAAGCTGGGTTTGCCAGGGTCATGCAATCTGTTGGTCCTGAGTTTGTTACACCTGAAATTCAAGGTGCATTTTCTGATTTTGCCACCCAAGGCAAGTGGTGGTGGAACGCCGTAGATGGCAACGTGCAATCGGTGGCTGAACAGCTGGCTAAAAACGACCAGTATTTAGAGAGAAACGGCCTAGAATACAAGAGCACTTCTGTTGTTGATCCCACAGCTGGCTCTAGCGTGCCAATGATTGGTGATTCTTACACCATGGACCTGCCTGAAGAGCAGGTTTACCAAAACAAGGTTAGCGCTGTCAGTCAGCACCTGAATAAGCAGATACAAGAGAGCGTTGTCTCGTCCATGTTGGAAGCCATGCCTGCCGATGTCAAGCAAAGCAATGATGCCTTGAAGTACACAGAGCAGTACATGCTTGAAAACTACGGGGCTATGCTGGACCTTACTGGTGAAGGCCAAGTGGGCAACACCCCCTTCCTAAAATTCGAAGGATTCGAACTCAATCAAGGCAGATCTGATGTTGGTGCCTTTGCCGCACCACTCCCTAAGTTCTCAGGCTACTTAGTTGACAAGTTTGACGCAGCTGGAATTGACTTGGTAAATGGCATCTACAACCTGTTTGGAGGTGAAGCCAAGGACGTGGAGGGCATGCGCGAAAAAGCAGACGAGATCCGTGCAAACACACTGCAGTTTAGTGAGAGCATGAGCGGCAGCTTTACCGATGGGCAGTTTGCCAATGGCTTGATGCAGCTCAGCGGGTTTGTATCAGAGGCTGTACCAACTATGTCCGTGCTTATCCCTGCGGCTACAGTAACTACAGTTGCCACAGGTGGTGCGGCAGCACCCTGGTGGGTGACTACAGGCCTTATTGGTGTAGAGGGCGCGGCGTTTAGCACAGCTATTGAATCCGCAAGGACTCGAAACCACCCTATGTTTAAACGCTACACAAAGGATGGTCAGACCATAGGTCACGAAGAGATGATGCTTGCTACTGGCGGAGACCCAGAGCTCATGAACCAATACACAGAGAGCTTTGACGACACCGCTCGTTGGGGTCACCTGAGCACCGTATTTGGTACTGACTTTGTCTCAGCTGGAGCATCGTCACTTTTCTTCCTGAGGGCGCTGAAGGGAGCTGGATCAGCGGCTAACGTGGGCAACAACATGAACTCATGGTGGAACTCCCACCTTGCCAACATGGGATACTCGGTGCCCGTCAATAGCGTGACTGCATCAACAGCCGCTATGGCCCAGTATGTTAGTATGCTGGAAAGTTCTGGTCAGGAGTACGACGCCAACGAGGTGTTCGAGCTGGGACTCGATGTAGCACTGGGTGTGGTGCCAGTTACAGTTGGTGTAACGGGCGCTGGCTCAAGCGTAAGCTACGTGCAAACCAAGGCGCAGATTGCAAATGCCTTGGCTCGGGATGCCATTGGTAGAAATGGTGGCAACATCAAGATCAACCAACAGAGAACAAAGTTCTTGGAGATCCTTCGCAACAGCAAGGACAAAAACGAACAGATATACGCAGAGCGTCAGCTTGTTGCGCTAGAGGAGCAGAAGCTCAGCACCATGAATGCTGACGAGCAGTTCTATCTACGCATGAATCCTGAGGATTACGAGAATGTTCTTGCTCTGCACAGAGATTACAACAGCAAGCTCCGTCAGGTCAACTCTTTGGAAGACCCGACTGGTGAAGTTGGGAAGGCTCTTCAAGATGACATGAGTGCCATCAAGGACAAGCGCCTGAACATTGAAAAGATGTACGAAGCAGAGAGTGCTGCCGATGTTGAGGCAGGTGCTCCTCCGCCAGACTCTGGATTAACTGGCCCCGATGGGTCAACACTTCCTATGGACTTTACTCCTGGGCTTTCTAAGTGGTGGTATGTAGAGTTCTTTGAGAAGTATGGCGACGTCAATGCCCTTCAGAAGTCAATTACCGAGACGCTAGACGTGGAGAACCAAGGTGCCAGAGCAGAACTTAGCAAGGACTTTGAGGTGCTTCAAAAACTTGCTGTATCCAAGGCGGCCAACCGCATTGAGGAGATGGTCACTTTAAGAACACAGGATGGTGGTCTTATGGATCAGCTGAGACAGCTTCAAAAGAGCACAGATGCTGCTCTCTATGACGGCTTGCCTGAGGTACACGACAAGAACATCATTGGTCTCTACGACAGGTGGTCCATCGCAAAGTTTGCGCCTGAAAGAAATAAGCAGGTAGTGGCAGACAACAAAGCAGAGCTTGATGCACTGACTTCTTCTGTGAATGGAGACCTTACGCAACTCTCCGCCAAGCAGCGCAGCAGGGTAAACTTCCTCAGAGACAAGATTGCCAGCAGGAAAGGCAGTGGTATGGCAGATCAAGAAGCGGAATCCTTCTTGAACTCACTACCCGAAGATTTGATGCAAGCCTTTGAGTCCGTGAGAGAAGAGCACAGAGCTATTCAGCAGAACACCAGGGATGCTGCCCTCTCATATGGCTTTATTGATCAGGCCATGTATGACAAGATGCAGGGCACTGCAGAGAACTACGTCACGCTGACTGGTGACGGCATGAAGAATGTGGATGGAGACATTGCTCTTATCGACAATGAAATTGTGGAAGCCATCTTCCCATCACGCTCACGCCAGGGCGGTGTGCCAGACCAGCTTAGAAAAGCTTCTGGTCGTAGCGATGAGACAGGAAGTATTCTGGCAAAAACAATCGACCAGAACACGCAGATCCATGTCGCAGGCCAGAAGAACGTGGCTCTGCAAGGCCTCTATGAACTCCTGCTGTCCAACCCAAGCCCCAAAAACTATACGGTCGCTGACGAGGGCAACTCTACAGCAAAGAATACCGTGATGGTGTATGTCGATGGACAGAAGAAGTATATCACATTTGAGAATGAAGCGTATGCAAAGCCATTCAAGAGTGCTGGACCGAGCGACAACCAAGCATACGTAAAGCTCATTCAGCCTGCACAGAGGCTATTCAGCCTGGTGCCCAAGATGTACACCCAATACTCCACAACATTCTTTGCTGGAAATAGTGTACGAGATTATCAGGCATCTATTGTCAACGCCTTGTCAGCCGCAGAGAAAAAGTATGGGTATGCTCTTTACAATGCGGAAGGCAATCCATTGAACATCAGGCAGCTAGTAACCGACTCACACTTGGTTGGTACAGGGGAGTTCTTCAAGTCGTTCAAGGCCATTGCCGCTGACGAGTTTGGACCAGGCAACAACTTTAGAGGCGAGGAGAACATTCGGTATCAGGAATACAAGCGGCACGGAGGTCAAACTGGATGGGGCTACCGAACACCGCTAGAGGATTTATCTAAGCAGCTCGCCGCAGAAGTAGATGAAACGGTTCGCGGTCAGAGGGCAACCAAGTGGATGTACGACAACAGCCTTGGGATGATTGAATCGTTTAACAATACATTTGAAAATGTATTTAGATTCCAGGTTTTCAAAGGCCTGAGAAACCAGGGAGTAGAGCCAGACTATGCTGCGGCAGTTGCCAAGGATGTAAGCATTGACTTCAACCGATCTGGCAATACAACACCCAAGATCAGCGCGATGAAGTTCTTCTTGAACGCAGCTCTACAAGGTGCGGACATGACAGCGCAGACAACAACGGCCCTCAAGCCCAAGGTCAGCCCAGAGGGAGAGCAAAGAAACAGTGTGCAAAGATTGACCAATGCACAGAAACTTTTGATCGGTGGTGTTGGCTTTAGCTACATGCTTACACAATTCAATCAAGGGGTCACGGAAACAGACGTCGATGGCGTGACATTCTACGACAAGATCCCTGATCAGATTAAGCAAAAGAACCACATCATCATGTTGCCAGGCAGCCACACGGGAGAGCGCGTGCTCATCCCGAAGTCTTATGGCTTTGGGGCATTCAATGATCTTGGAGTCATGATCGCAGAGGTTCAGACGGGTGAACGTGAGGTGGGAGACGCTGGGCTTTACTTTGGAGCCTCTGTCATTCAGAACATGTCACCTATATATTTCCGAGGTGTGGGTAGGGAGGACGACCCAACAAAAGATGCCGACCCTGTGACACAAGTAGGACTGGTTCTTGATAACCTCACCTCAATTGATCCTATTCAGCCTTTCATAGATGTCAGTGAGAATCTTGATGGATTTGGCAACCCCATCTACAAAGAGCCTCGGCCAGGCCAGTCTCGTGCATCCCTAGCAAAGGACTCACCATCACTGCTGCAAGACATTGCGAATGTTCTCAATGAATCTTGGGTGAGTGGTGGTAGTGATCAGATTAGTGGGGACCTTGATTTTAATCCCGATGCACTTAACTACCTGTTGCAGAACTACCTGGGCAGCTCGTACGTCATGTTTGGGGATGCGGCAGATGGCATTCTAAATCAACAAGCTGGTCAAGGCGGTGTTGAAACGTGGCCCTTAATCAAAAAGTTTTATCAAGAGGACTTTGAGTATGCCGCGTATGGAAACTACTACGAAGCAAAAAATGTGGTTGGTTCATACTTGGCTGAGTTCGGAGACGTTGAGGAGCTTCTGGGAAATAAAAACAAACCGCTGCCCAGCAGGGACGAAATTCTTGCGGATAAAACGGCGTCTGAAAAAACTCCAGGCGGCGCGAAAATTAGATACGGCAACGCGATCGCTATGCAAGAGCTCTTCAGGGACATTGACTCAGAGCTTCGAGAGGTCAAAGACGCAAAGGATTTGCTTCAAGAGAAGCAAGACGAACTCGGATATGACATGTTTAATCTCGGTGTAGCCGACGAGTGGGCTGGGCTTGAATCGAAGATCAGCAAGCTGGAAAAAACTGAGATGCTTCTTATGGAGAAAGCATTAAAACAATACTATAAAAACTACCCAAAAACTGAGGAGTTATGAGTGAAAAGAAAAAAATTAAAGACACCAAGCTAGGCGCGTGGCTGTCAGAAAAAGCGCCCCAAGTGTTGGGTGTTGTTGGAGACCTCCTGCCTGATAGCGGTGGTCTAGGTGTGGTCAAGAACCTGATTGACAAAGACCCAAAGGTGGACTCGCAAGAGGCACAAAGAATCATTGATGCTGAGGTTCGGTTTCAAGAGAACGTGACCGAGCGCTGGAAAGCCGACATGGGTAGCGACGTCAAGCTCGCTAAGCTGATTAGACCAATCACTTTGATTTGCCTCATGGGTATGTTCATGATCACCATGATGATTGACAGCATGGACAACGTGGCTTTCAACGTCAAGGACTCATATGTATCTTTGCTTGAGCTGCTTATGCTGACTGCATTTGGTGCATACTTCGCAGGCAGAACCATCGAAAAGAAAGCCAAGACATGAGAGCGCTGCTGATTTTCTTGATGCCTTTGTTTGCCACTGCTCAGACAGGGTGGGTTGCTGTTACGATTCAAGCCGATCAGTACGGAAACGAAACCTCTTGGTATATCAAAGACTCAACCAACACTCTTGTTGCTGGGTCTCCTAGCTTAATATACAACTTTGCCTATGTGGAGGCCTTTCTGCCTCTGCCTCTGGGTGATTACACGTTTACCATCAATGACTTTTTTGGAGATGGTATCTGTTGCACCTACGGTGAAGGTTGGTTCTCACTGAATACATGTGAGCTAGACACCGCTGTCTACGACTTTGACAGTGAACAGATGGTCATTCCGTTTGAGGTGCTGGCCTGCCCCCCGCCAATCTTTGGTTGCATGCAGCAGGGTGCCTTGAACTACCACCCCTGGGCTACGGCACCATCTCCGTGCAACTTCCCTGCCGCGCAGTGTGACCCAGGAAACAACAACATTCTTGTCACAGTCACCCCCGACACTTACCCTGCTGAAATTAGCTGGGAGCTGATGACGCTACCCGACAGTACGATTGCTGCTTCTAGGGATGACTACTCGATCACAGGTTTGGAGGAGCTGGACGCGGTATGCCTCCCTGTAAACTCTGACTTTGTGGTCAACGTATACGACTCCTTTGGGGACGGCATGTGTGGCAGTTGTTACGGTGGTGTAGACGGGAGCCTGTCAGTTACCACCCTGTGTGGAGACACTCTGTACTATGTCGGGGACCAGACCCAATACCAGGTGGCATCAAGTGATATCATCACAATTGAACCATGCTTCCCTCCCATCCCACAGGGATGTACAGACCCTTGGTTCACGGAGTACGATCCCAACGCTGTCATTGATAATGGAAGCTGCCAGACAGAGGTCATCCTCGGATGCACTGACCCTGAGGCCATCAACTTCAACGAAGATGCCAACACACTGGAGACAGCAGATAACTGTGACTTTACTCTGACACTTACAGACGGAGCAGGTGACGGATGGTTTGGTAGCTGGATCGGAGTGCAGCAGGGCGACGAGCTCTTTGGTCCATTCACTATGCATCCTAACGACGGATTCGAAAAGGAGATTCAGATACCACTGTACTCTGCGGAAGAGATCAAGGTCATGTTCTTTACTGAAGGTAACGCTGAGACCACGGCCAGCCAGTGTGGATTCTACTTTGACGGACCTAACGGAGTGTTCATGGAGGGCGGAACCAACCCATGGTCTGACGCTATCAAGAGGTTTCCGTTTAAGTACAAGGGTACGCCTGTGTGCGGAGACTTCTGTGAGGCCGCCATCGTAGGATGCACAATAGACTTTGCCTGCAACTTTGACTCACTGGCAAACGTCCCAGGCAACTGCACGTTCCCTATCGAATACTATGGATGTGACAACGATTGCATTAACGACACCGATGGGGATGGGGTGTGTGACGAACTTGAGGTGACTGGATGTCAAGACCCATCTGCTTACAACTACGATGCGACGGCTACTGATGCTGGTGAGTGCGAGCCTGTGGTATTCGGATGCACAGACCCTACTATGTTCAACTACAATGAGTCTGCCAACACCGAGAACAACAACTGTATCCCATACATCTACGGATGCATGGACATGGCGGCATTGAACTACGACGAGGATGCAAACACAGAACTGGAGGGCTCCTGCATTTCAGTTGTTGAGGGATGTATGGATCTCAATGCATACAACTTCAACGAAGACGCCAATGTTCCTGCCAACGAGGAATGCAACTATGATGCAGGTTGTATCACTGGACCAGGGAATCCCTACTGGTTAAACAATGGTTGTTACGCATGGATTATTGAGGTAGACCCGTACTGCTGTGAGGTGGCATGGGATGCCACTTGCGTTGACCTGTATGAGTACTGTGAACAGGGGTGGCCTCAGAATATCACAGAGACAACGCGCAACATCTCAGTGTACCCCAACCCCACGAGTTCCTTGCTGAACATCAACGCGCCCACTGGTTCAACAACATCAGTGCATGATGCCTTAGGTAGGCTTGTGATCTCGGCTACCAACGAGACAGTCATTGACCTAAGCGCACTACCCCAAGGACTCTACAACGTGAGAATAGAATACGAACAAATCATTGTAAATAAAAAAATTACAAAGTCATGAATATCAATTGGATCAACAGCTGGAGAGCTATAAACAAGAAGAAGAAGTATGAATTGAACTGGCGCATCGGCAAAGTCACGGTGCTGCAATTCGAGTACTGCCCATGCATCATGTGTGACAACAAGAAGACAAGCTGCTCAAGGTTTAGATTCATGATTGTCAACTTTGGCTTTGAGATTTAATCGTAGATAGATGAGACTGTTTGTAACTACACTGCTGTGTCTTTTGTGCTTTGATGTACACTCACAGACACTTAAGAAGACATTTAAGTTCGCTACGTTTTACACCGCATTCAGTGGTGGTAACTCTGTCGCTGACAAAAGCTTGTACTCAGTTACAAATGGACTAGAGACGGACATTGTAGAGACACCATTTGATTACTCGTTTACCGCTGGTGTTCGCAAGATCGCCAGGTTCGGATATGAGAACAGGGCCAACGTATTCTACGACGGCACAGAGAAGTCATACAGCGATGCCGCCAACATCGGCAAGGTCAAAGGCTTCGAGTTCTTGTTTGAGGCTGACTGGCGCAGGCAGCAGGGCCGCAACTTCTTGGATCAGGATTACTTCCTTCGATACGTCGCGAAGAAGTGGATAGCCAAGGCAGAATATTTGCAGGATGGCTTTGCTGATGTCGAATACTTCGAAGGGTCAGAGAGATATCGTTTCAATGTCAACAACAAGCTGAGCTTGAACATCGGAGTTGCCCAAAGGATTTCAGAACCATATGGATATGATCCACTGGAAGAGTGGCTACTTGAGAACAATGACATCCACTACACTAGCCTTGCACTGCAGGAGGGATACACTTTTGATCCGCAGCTCAGCGAATACTTCGACCCAAGCGGTGAGTTGGTTGCCACCAGCGCAGACGTCTGGTCGCAGATCATTGTGCCCGATGTAATCAACGACTACGTAGATCGCAAGCGCAGCGAGTTGCCCAACCAATGGAACTATTCTTTGGTATTAGGGTATGACTATTATCAATACTCAAAAGAGTTTTGGATGCACAGCTGGGCCAGCGTGATGCCCTATCATCTCAACACTGGCGGGGAGTATTCCTACTTTGAGACCACCAATGGGGACCAATGGACAGATTACGGATTGGGCCTTATCTTTGGTTGGAGATTAAACAAAAGTTTAGGTGTATTCCTTGAGGGAAAATATAACAGATACTGGAACAGAGAGTGGCATGACTTCTCTGTTGGACTTAACTATGTGATACTATAATGGCTCAACAGATAGGCGAGGATACCAAGGTAACAATAGACCTAAAGACAATTGGGATGGCCGCTGCTGGCATTGGAACGATTGTCGCAATGTGGTTCACGCTTCAGTCAGATATTGCTGAGGCCAAAGAGCTACCCTTGCCTGAAGCCCCAGAGATCACACGCATGGAGTTTGACATGAAGGACCAGCTGGTTCGTCAAACCATCATGACCACACAAGAAGACGTACAAGAACTCAAGGAAGACTTGGACCGTATAGAAGAAAAAATCGACAAACTCAAGTAATATGCCCAAACACTACAAAGTAAAGAAAGCCATGGCTGGTACAAAGACCAAGCTGGCTGATGAAAAGCAAATGCTCATGGCTAAGAAGATGCCAGGCGGAGGTCACGCAAAAAAAGCACCCATGTACATGATGGGAGGCAAGGTCTTCGAAGGAGCCATGGGGCTGATGACAGCTCTTGCCAAGAAGAATCCAAAGGACTTTAAGAAAGTCGCCGAAGGGATTAACTAATGCGTTGGCTCTTCGCTATCTGTTGCATGGCTGTGCTGTGCCTTGGCGCTGGTATTCCAGAGTCAGGCGTATGCGTTGTGGAATTCAACGCAGCATTCAATGCATCCAACAGTGTAGAGTGGATTGAAGGCCTTAGTGATTGCAGGGGTAAGCGAGTCGATATCATGGCTGAGCCTGATATGCAGAAGGAGCACAAGATTGTTGTCGTGCCTACAATTATTATCTTTAACGAAGGCGAAGAGGTCAAACGATTCCAGGGTAACATCATGATGCAGCTTGAAGCTAGTGAGAGTGATGTTCAGGAAGCTGTCGATGAAGTTATTATGAGCGCGTTCTAATGGGTTGTGGTTGCTCGACATATACTGTTCTGAAGAAGGGAGGCAAGGCTCGCAAGGGCCGCATGCCCAAGAAGTTCTCCGTCAAGAGCGGAGACAAGGACAAGTCTGGAGGATTGACAGCCAAGGGTGTTCGCCGCTATCGTGCCGCGAACCCTGGTAGCAAGCTCAAGACTGCGGTGACAACCAAGCCGTCGAAGCTCAAGAAAGGTAGCAAGGCTGCCAAAAGAAGAAAGTCTTTCTGCTCTCGCATGAAGGGCATGAAGAAGAGATTAACTAGCGCTAAGACTGCTAGAGATCCAAACTCTAGAATCAACAAGGCGCTCCGTAAATGGAACTGCTGAGATGAGAACTAGAAAGAAGCCAAGCAAGAGATCGCTCGTCAAGAAGCTCCAGAACGGAGGCACTGGCGATCCCAAGAAGCCAGTAACCACACAGTCGGCTGCTGGTTTTCCGCTGTTCAAAGAAGACGGTCAGCTCACGGCTACACCCACGACACCATTTTACACAAGGACTGATCAGCGTGGTTACTACCCAGGCATTCCCATTGGTCTGCCTGAGGCCGAGGTAGTGGCAGATTCTGGTGATGCACTCGGGTCTGTGGACAGGGTCGTAGAGGAGCTGGGTGGCGGCATCTTCGGAGACTACGCTGCCCTGCCTTCAGAGGAGAGGGAGAAGTTTGAGGGTGGCGTAAGGGACGCCATCAATGAGGGCTCTAAGATCGCAGCCATTGCTACATCTCCACTACTAGCTGTTGGTGCAGCGCCCATGCTTGCTTCGGGTCTGCAGGGGTATAGCGCCCTGTCCCAGGTGCCCCTTCTCACTGTTGAAGGGCAGACTGCCGTTACAGTTGGGGGTGGTCTTGATGCCTTAGGTGTGGGGCTCTCTGCAAAGTTCTTGCCTCAACATATTCAAGATTTTAAAGATGACCCGTCGCTTGGCAATGCCGCGTACATAGGTTTGGATCTCTTGGGTTTTTTGCCAGCAGGAAACGCCGCACTGCAATCATACAGGCAGAGCTTGAGGGCTGGCGCATCATCTACACGCACGCCAATCACCTTGGCATCGGGAGAAAACAGATTGACACAGGCGGCACTTGAAGGATCAAAGGTTCAGCAGGCTTCGCTCTCCATGAACAATGTCATTAAGAATGAGGTAGCCAAGATCGATAAGTTAGATATCAGTCCTGCCGAAAAACAAAAAGCGATTGATGAGACGCTGAGTTTTTACGACAACTACCTATCAAGTCCAGCTGCTCTTGAAAAAATCGTTGAGCAGAAGGAGTTCCTAGAGGCGGTGCGTAAGGCTAGAACGGGAGATATCTCTGCACTTCTTGGTGACATAGAAGTACCAATGGCCCCGTTCGAAAGCACTGGAGAATCATCTGTGGCGGCAATGAGGTTTATGAATAATCCACCATTCTTTTCGAAGTTTGGCAGAGAGGCTCAGTTGCTTGACCCCGACATGAATCTAGTTAGAAATATGCAGGTCGTTGAGGGGGCTGATGGAGCACTTGAGGCTCGTGTTGATTTCTTCAGCAACACCGTTTCTGGCCGAAGGCTTTCTGCCCAGGCGCTGCTAGACAATTTTAAATCTGGATCTCAGTCAGCAAAAAACGTCATCCTCCGCACGATGGATGACATGAAGCGGGTTGTGGGTGGTGAGGCGCGTGGTGCTGCCATGCCAATATCTAACATCACAGGTCAAACAGAGATGGTAGGAGGCGTGCCTCTCACCGCTGGTGACTTTGGATATGATTTATCTGCACAACAAATACAGATGCTTCAGACCCTGTCCCCAGATGAATTCCTTTCTACTCTGGTTCATGAGACAAATCACAACATACTGATTCCATTTTTGGATCAACTTGCAGACGCTCAAATTATTGAGATGCACACCATTGTTTCTACCGCAAGCACACCCACCATGGTTGGGGGTAGGCAGGTGGCGGCAACAACTACGGCCACTGGGTTTAGATCCGCAGACCAGATCAATGATAACGTGACGAACTTCTTGACGAAGTATAGCAATGACCCAAGACTTAGAGAGGCTGGCATTAACGACAATGGTATCGTCGCATACCTGGAGGACATCGCAAAGCCCTCAGAAGTACAGGCCAGGCTCTTTGAAATCAAGAAACAGTTTGCGAATATCGCATCGAAACAGGGCCAAAAGTTTGAGGATTGGATGTACAACTTCACGCCCGAAACTGCCCGCCAAGGATTCGAGGCATGGAAGGGAACTAAGGCTCAGTCCGCAGTGGGGCTGGGTGATGTTGAAGCTGACATGTTCCTTGACTTGATGGTGGGTAACAACACGCAGCAGAAGCTGCAGTCACTCACATCTGTGCTGAACAAGACGTTCACCAACACCGCACTTATCGGAGGCACCGCTGCTGTCGCAACGCAAGCGGACATTACAGGAACCCCCACGCAAGGACCAGGTCTCAAGCGCGGGGGATACGTATCTAAGAAGAAGAAGCGCAAAGGCTTCCGTTCAAAGCGATATGGAAGGATTGCACAGCAAGGGGCTGTGATTGCCAACGGAGACCCTAAAAAAGAAAGCACGGGTTACGCTAGACTCGATGCTCGATTGGCTAGGATGGATCAAGAGATTCCTTCTGACACCACTACCTACACCACATCTCAGGCGGACAGGTTGGAGAGGCAGATCATGGCAGAAAGCTCGGGTGACCCAAATGCAGTCTCTCCTGCTGGAGCTAGGGGCTTGCTTCAGATCATGCCAGGCACACAAACAGACCTAGAAGACAGAGGGTTCATCCCCAAAGGACTCGACCCCTTCAACCCAGAGCACAGCCGTCAGATGCGTGATGCCAAGATCAACGCTTTGTCTAAGCTGAGCTGGATAAAAGAGCCACCAAAAAAGATCCCCGAAGTAAATAGACTCGCACGCATATACGCCTCTTACAATGCAGGTGAAGGTAGAATCAAGAATGCTTTAGAGAAGGCAAAGGCTGAAGGCGTGGACATTTACGGTGATCCAAGAGTGTGGTTTGACTACATCCCTCAAGAGACAAGAAGGTATCTTAACAAGATACTCTTCAACTAAGCCTCAGTTCAGGTACTTGAGCAGCACTTCGTTGCGCTTCGTGTATCGCAGTCGGCGCATTGCCCCCTCACGAATCTGACGCACACGCTCTGCCGTCAAGTCGAACAGCTCACCCATCTCGGTATTGGACAATGCTTGTCTACCGTCAAGACCAAACGAGTGTGTGATGATCGCCTGCTCCCTGAATGACAGGATGCTCAGGCACGATTCGATGTCACCCATCAAGCTCTCTTTCTCAAGGCCTTCATCGGGGCTCTCGGTATCGGCGCTCTCAATCAGGTCGCCCATCGTCATTGAACCATTGTCATCTCTGTTGATAGGGTTGTCCAAGCTTGCAGTCCTGACTGCGCTTTTGATAACGAGGTCAACATCTTGCACACGCATGTCCAAGTAGTCGCCAATCTCTGCTGATGTCGGTGCTCTTTCGAACTCCTGCTCAAGCACAGCGTATGCGCTCCTGACTTTGAGCATGGCTGAGATCTTGTTCTGAGGCAAGCGTACCATTCTGCCCTTGTCTGACATGGATGCCAAGATGTTCTGCCTAATCCACCACACAGCATACGAGATGAACTTGAAGCCACGTGTCTCATCGAATCGTTGAGCTGCTTTGATCAGCCCGACGTTGCCCTCACTGATGAGGTCTGATAGCGTGAGCCCCTGGTTTTGGTATTGCTTGGCTACCGACACAACGAATCTGAGGTTAGCCTTTGTGAGCTCATGCATGGCAGCTTCGTCGCCCCCTCTGATGAGCTGTGCCAGTTCGATCTCTCTTTGTGGTGAGATCATAGGCTCCTTGGCGATGTCGTACAGGTATTTATCGAGGGCACCTTGATCCCTGTTTGTGATTTGCTTTGTGATTTTAAGCTGTCTCATGCTGTGCTTGTTGGTTTTGTGTGTTTATTAATTCTTGTCTTGCGGCAACTAACTTGTCTATCCTCTTGTCCAGGGTGTCTATCTTCAGTTGCAACAGGTGATCCTGCAGGTTTTGTTCTATCTCATCGCTAACTATCTCGTAGATCTCACGATACCCCTTCCAGTATTTTAGATTCTGTACATGCTTGGTTGTGTAATGACTGACACTTGACCTGTCCCTGTTGAGGGCTGTGCCAATCTCATACGTGTTACAGTAAGACGAGAGTGCTACGCCAATGGCTGCCCGAATCTGTATATGAAGTTTGGTTCGTGAGTTGCTGGGCCGAACACCTAGGGCAGCATAAGCCTGGCGAACGGCAACTTCTATTGCTTCCGATCGTTTCATTAGATTGTTATTTTATTGTTTGTCAAAGGGTGAACGTAAGACGAGCTGTATTTAATTACCTCGTAACTCTTGAGGCCTTGAAGGTCACTCAGCACGAGCATGCTTATCTTGTCTTTTCTGTTCCGTCTTTGATATATTTTCCTGTAGGCATGGCGCTTAGACACAACGCTTTTTGTGAAGTCAATGTTGCATAGGCACCAGTCTAAAAGTTCTTCTCTTTCAATACGGACGAAGCCCCCCACCTCACATACCTCGAAGGCGATCCACTTGGCTTCACCCATCATCCATCCGAACTGTCCATGTACGTTGCGGAACTCCACCCATATCTCATCAGGCAGATTGTTTCCTTTGACATCGACCCCGTCGTTGCCATGCCAGAAGTCTACGTGAAGCTCTATATCTTCATCACGACTCGACTTCCTTATATCTTTGAATACTCTAGCGTACCTACTGGCACTTACTCCTCCGTCCCTCCACGATTGCTTTCTTCTTTCATTACTGGGTCCGCTTTGCATTCTGTTTAATTGATTTCTTTATCTCCTCTATGGCTTGGTCTACTTGAAGTTTGTTCTTGGCTAGATACACCTCGCAATCCATGTTGCGATCCATGATGTACTTCAGGAACAACTTCCAACGCATAGGGAAATCGTGATGAGATGGTATGAATCCTTTTGTTTCTATGACCCAAGTGAAGTCCTTACAAACAAAGTCGGGTGTGTACCGTATGGGCTGTTGGATAGAGTTGCTCCTGTCCGACATGTCCTTACGACGTGCAGTCATCTTGAAATACTTCTTATCAAACCTAAAGGACTCCACTAGCGTGAGCTGTGTCTCCTCGTAGGAAAAAGGTATGCCGTGTTCACGAAGCTGACAGGCACAGTACTTCTCAATTCCTGATTTGTACTTTCCGAGTTGTTTTTTTTTGGATTTGGAGGTAAGCTTCCTCCTCTTCTTCCTCATCATATATCGAAGTTAACCCCGTTTCAGTTCTTAGGTAGGAAACTGTTAGAGAAATCAATGGCCTCTTGCTTATCTGATTGAAAATGAATTGATTGAAACAAAGGCTTCTTGAGCATCCATGATATGAATCCTGTCTGTGATGAGTTCATTATCATCAGGTATGGCTCTTCAATTGGTGTCGGATACCCGCCTGTCTCTGTCTCTCGCACCTTACGTACATGCAACTCAGTGAGCTTGCGTATGTTGTGGTCAGGTGATTGAACCTTCCGATGAATAGTCAGGAAGCAATCTGCTCTGTTCACAAACTTGCCGCCGCCCTCCGTGTCTTCTGCATAGGGGGCTACAGGCAGCCCGTCAGGACCTTTGCGTCGTTGAGCTTCTGTGAAGGCGTGGGTGTTGAGCCACACCGCCACGTTGTTTGCCTTTGAAAACGTCAGAAAGGAACTGGCTGACTCGTAGTGGTAGTCATGCACCCCGATGTTGCTGCCCTTCATGTCCAACTTCAAGCTATTGTATGGATCAATGAACACCGCATCAACAGGTTGTTGCTTCATGATCTTCTCCATGAACACAATCAGATCGCTGTAGCTGTACACCTGGTTGTTGCTGATAACCGTGAAGTACTTGTTGACCCACTCGTATGCTGCCTTGCGTTCGTAGTAGTTCATGTCAGATATCTTTTTGTCTGACGCAAACTGCATGAGCTGCATCTTGATTGATGCCGTCCTGTTCTCTGATGAGTACAACACCCAGTGCCACTCATGCTTGATGGCTGAGTTGACAATCAGGTACAGCGCTGACGTGGTCTTACCCACGTTGCTGTGCCCGTTGATGATAACGAACTCTTTCTTGTATCGGAAGTGATCGTCAAGGCGCTCGTCACCTGTAAGCAACCCGACTTCGATCTTGCCCTGCGAGAAGTCATCGATCCACCTGAAGTCCTCGTCATCCGAAGAGATGAAAGACATGTCGCCATCGTTGATGAGCAGGTCCCTTTCCGCTGACTGCTCGTTGTCAATCAAAGCCTTGATAGGCATGGACTTGCCCTTCTCGATACCGCTGATGACAGTCGCCTTGGCATGTTCGATAGAATCTACGTCCCTCTTCTCAATCTCTCGCATCAGTATGCGCAGCACCTCGTCCTCCTCCATGCGCCCTGCTGAGATATATCCGCCACACAGGATTGAGGCCTTGTTGAGTGTCATCCACTTCTCCCCGTCCTCTGCGTTACGTATCATTCTCGCCGCCAGGTTGAGCTTCATGTAGTCCGTGTATGAATACGCTTCGTTGTCAGGCTTCTGCTCCGTGGCAAACTCAGACGTGAACGCACCAAACTTCTTGGACGTGTCCTTGATTACGATGTCAGGGTCATACGACTCAAAGCAAGCCCTGGATTCATTGATGCCAGACTCGTCAACCTCTAAGAAGTATTGCTTGTGGAAGTATGTACACAGCGCCCTGAAGTGATCGCGGTGACGTTCAGGGTTGGTGATGCGAACCAAGGCCTTGATGCCATCGCCGCTCGGTGACACCCAACACGAGTACACATACTCGTCAGTAGCTAACGCCGTCTTCACTTCATCGACAGCGACGTGGTCAAAGTCCAGGATGATGTATCCTGAGTGCTCAAACAGAGCGTCATCGCTACGGGAGGAGAACTCGCCACTGAAGCAAACCAGCGGCAGCTCTTTCTTCTTCGGCTTGTTGCCTGACCTTACCTCAGATATAAGTGATCTCGACCTGCCCTCCTGTATGCGTCGTAGGGCAGTAGGTAGGGTGATGTGATGAGGTGTCTTTGTCTCCCTTATGCTCTTGAATATCGTTACAGTCATCGTCGATGTCGATCGTTAAAATGATTTTGATTTTACCCCCTGTGTTCATGGTCGGTGAGGTTTGAATACGAGATGAACTTCTTGTCAAGTATCTCTCGAATGATAATCTTCTTTTCTGTCTTCGCATTCTTTCCGTACAACTCACGACCAAGTCTTTCAATAGTCTTTGTGTCGTACTTCAAGATATCAGCGGGACTATCGAAGACGGATACAATCCACATGACACGCTCGTGTACAACCTTCCGTTTCTTGAAGGCGACACGAGCGTTCATGTAGTAGATAGGTGCTTTAGAATGGCATGTCATCAGCGACAGCCTCCTTCTTAGCTTGCTTCTCAGCTCTCTTCTCCTTGGCAGCTTCGCTGTTAGGATCGTACACTGTGGTGTATGGCTTGTCGTTCTTGGACAGAGCCAACTTCAACCATACATTCCCGCCCTCTCCGTTCTGTTGTACGGGGGTGGCGTACTTGTCAATCATTTCCTGTAGCTCATTGACCTTGAGCTTGACGGTCATGCTTGCAAACTTGCCATCGTAAAAACGTGGCTCCTCGGTGTACCCTACGAGTACTGAATCATACTTAGTATCACTCATAATAAAAAATTAAATTGTTAAACTTCAAAGACCGCGTAGTGCGACTTCGTTTTTTGATCACGGGCCAACCACTCCTTGATGTTGGTGACGGCTTCATGAAATTTCATCTCCCCCCGAAGCATAGTCTCTTCGGTACACTTGATTAGTGCGGGATAGTATGGATCTGTTTTTTCCTGTGCCACCCAGTAGTAATCTTGAATGCCGAAGACATTGCTGTAGATATACGCTTGGATGTCGTAAGACCAGCTATTCACGTCATACTTGAACTTGTTGATACTTCTACAGCTCTTGCTGTCTGTGATGAACCCGTCACCAAGGCAGTCAAGGAATCCTTTGAGGGGTATGCCGTCCATGTCTACGTTGAACTCGACTTGATATTCTCCCTTGAGATATGTGTCAAGCAACCCGCATTCATCGAGCCTTAAGATCATGGCGTTCGCTTGATCCACATCCTCTTGCGTCACAATCTGCTTGTCAGCATTATGCGCTGCTTGAATAGACTCAGCCCTCCACTCTTTGTATCTCTTGGTCATACGTGGGCTACGTCCACCAATCTCCGCACAGATTTCTGCATCGTCCAGGGTGTAGAACGTATCCGCTGCTTTCTCAGGTTCGAATAGTAGCATGTCGTACAGGGTGCCAAAGTGCAAAGCGTCTGACTCCTTCCTAAGCTCACCCCTCATGTACATCTCCCAGAGACGCATGTCTCCAAGAGCGTACTTGATTGACGAGTACGACAGGTGACCCTTACCTACTGCTTTTGTTAGTTCATCTCTCATTGTTCAGGTCGTTCCAGTGTTTAGTTCTTTCAAATAAATCTTTTACCACTTCACTTTCAGGATAATTAAAATGTGAATCAACGGCACCACGCGCATCTTCATTGCACATGTATTTGCTGCGCTTGTAGTAATCATACAGGATGGCTCTCATGTCCTTGACTAGCTTGTCTCTGCGCTCGTCAAGCTCGGCTCGAATGTCTGGATTCATACGAACTTCTTCAGCCCATCCTTTTGACGATCGCTCAAGTCTGCACCGTACTTGGCAAGCACATTGTCGTATGCCTTCTGCTTGTCAGTAGCTGACTTGATGTAGCCGACGGCGCTGTCCATGATGTTTGCCTTGGGCTTTGCCTTGGACTTGACCTTGGGCATGTTCTCCTGTTGGTGGATAGCATCTGCCACCTCGCCTGCCGAGGCCATAGAATCATCAACTCCAATGCCCATCATCGCCAGAGCACGACCGACAGCGGACGTCTCGCAGTTCTCGATGTACGATGTCTTGTTGATGTTGCCGTTGGCTTGCACCTCGTGAGCATGTCCCGTAGATATGACGCGCTGCTCAGGATCGGCAATGGTTGCCTTGCATACGGCCTGCTCTGAATCTAGGACTGGAAACTCTGTAGCGATTGTCCAGTTGTCGTACTTGGGTTCTGCGCGGAAGTACTTGACGCGCTCTTTGACCTCGACATATTGCTTGCCTCGGATGTTTACTGTTTTGAACTTGTGTGTTCCCATAATGAATTGAATTGTGTGTAAAAGTACGAATGAAATGTTAGTGAGTGGCCTCTTGTTGAATTGTTTTTTTTCTGCCCCGCAGTATATCTATCTGTCTATCAATGTATTGCACCTGAAGCGCGGCTGATCCGACCCACCCTTCTGTGATCATCTTGATGCCTACATTCTTCAAGCACTTGTAGAGTTGGTTGAATATTTTGTCGGTCTTCAATAATCTCTGAGCCGAGCTGTACATCTCTGAAAGTTGCTGCCTGTTGTAATCTTGGAAGTAAGACTTGATGGCGTGGTTTGTTTTTGATCCATACCTATACATGTGTTGATTGCAGAACAGGAGGTACAGCATATACGCTTGTCTCTTGAACTTAGAATTGGTGCTTTCTTCGCGCATCTTGAACTCCCTGGCAAGGGCCATAGTCATGAGCGCATTGACCTCACGCTCAAGGTCTTGGAAATCTTTGATTGCTCTGGAGGTAAGTTTTTTGTCAGGCATGTAAAGAAAGTTTCATGTATTCGTGAATGGATATGTACTTGACCAACACCTTGAACATCCGTGCGGAAGCCAGTGCCAATCTCTTTGAGGTCTCAAGCGTGTCTATCCTGTCTTGCTCAACACCGAGAACCTCATCAATGAGCACCTGCCCTGCTTGCTTGGAGTTGATCTCTTCAATCAGGTCGCCCACTGCATCGTCTGTCATCTCTGAGAACGTGGTAGCCACGTCCAAAGAATCCCATGCAAGCCAGTCATCAAAGCCCTCAGCCCGTATGTCGTGAAGGCACAGGTCGATGGCCGCATTGTTGGTTTTGTTTCCGTCCATACGCATGGCTTCGATGCGTATCAGTGCTTCTTCTTGTGTCATCATTGTGTGTTTTGCGATCCCACAGGGACTCGAACCCCGAACCTGCACATTAGAAGTGTGCTGCTCTATCCAGTTGAGCTATGGGACCTGACTAATCAGTGCATCACCAACCCCACTTTGTTGGATGCGTTGAACCACTTGGTCGCCATGACATCAGACTTCATAGCATTGACATACCCTGCCCCCTCCAAGGCCTCCACGTCGTCAAAGATGCGACAGTGACGGTGCTTGCTGTAGTCGATAAGCTCATCTCGTGTGCCCCCCTCACTGAAGATGATGTCAAAGTTCTCGGGCATGGTCCTGTGTAAAAATAGAGGAATGGATTTCGTGTATGAATAGAAGCGGACATTGGGCAAGACCTTGGCAATCTCAATCCACTTGTCGATGTATGCCGTGGAATAGTAGTCGCCAGAGTCATGGACACGGAGGATGTCTACACGTTTCTTCGTCAACTCAGCCACCATCTTGTCTACGAAGGAGTCGCATTTGGTTGCCATGTATCTGTACTGAAAGGCAGGGGCGACATTGCTCCACACATACGCACCCTTCTGTGCATAGCAGAACTTAGCACACTCACCTGCAAAGGGGCAGGTTCTCTTGCCGTCCGAATCTTGGAATGCAGGGATACCGAAGTTGAAGACCCGTTGCCCAATGATGTTGCTCGTCCTTTTGAGCTTGGTGTTTTGAGTAATGAGATGTGGCATTGAATTGAATTGTATAAGAGGGGTTTGTAATATATCTCTCTCAATTACATTGAGAGATATATTACTAAACCTCTCTAATGGTTTGAGTCCTTTCGGTCCAGTCCCCATCCGACACCGATGACGATGCCACATGCAAGACAGGTGAAGCAAAGCAGAACAATCATTTGCCTACCTTCTCTTCGTACTTACGATCCCACTCCTCCAGGTGATCGAACTCAGGTTCATCTGTGAACTTCGGGGACTCTTCTATGACGTATTGTGCAACCAGTGCTTCTATGTCGTCAATCACATCTTCCGCTTGGCTGTGTGTGAGGTCGTAGCTTTCTGTCAACAGGTACGCGAGTTTCTGGTATGCGCTTTCAACGCCACCTGACAGGGAGTATGTAACGCGCTTGGCATTGAAGCAGTTGCTTACTTGCTCTTTAATTTTTAGTTCGTCATTCATTACCAATCAATTGTTTCGTGGTGATTTATTGCTGTCAATCGTAGCTCGTGTTGCTCTCTACCGATGGCGGGGTGCTGACCTTTGGGTACGCCCAACCACACTGCGTCGAATGTGAAATCGTACAGGTCTTCGCTGAGTTGTGTGTCGTGTACCTCGATGACAACCAGATCGTCGTCATGGTATTCGCTCAAGGCTTCGATTAGTTCTGCTTTTGTCATGCTTGTCCGATCTTAATAAGGTTTTCGTCAAGGATTTGCTTCATGATGTCGTCGATGATTTGGTCCATGACGTTAGCGCCGTCACTCCAGTTGCAGTACCCTTTTGTGGTTCGCAACCAGTTTGTGAAATC